ACCATCTTTACTAAATCCATCATACTCATCACTAATATAGTCGGCAACAAGATTAGTATACTTTTCAAGTTTCATAAGTGTTCTCCTTGTAGTACAAGCATATCGTACTTATCGGCTTTTGTCAAGATCACACTTTAAAAATTATTCTTTATCTCCATATTTTACTGCTCGTCAACCTTAACTTTATGCTCTTTTACTTCTTTAATCAATTTCTTTAGAGTATCACTGTTTTTCAAATCTGATAAGGTATAATTTACTTTCTGATTATCCTTTGAGTTTGGATTTAGATCTCCTAAAAATAGAATACTAATAGCTAAACCGGAACTAACAATCAACATCATAATTACGCCAGCACCAAAAATATAGATTTCCATGTTAATCTCCTTTGCTATTTTTTAGTAATAGATTACCAAGAGACAAGAAACTAGGAACCCATAATCCTACGAACAATCCGCAGTCTTTTGCGTTTTCAACTCCGCTAAACCATAATCCCGTACTTAAAGAGAAACTTAGAAAAGCAGCAACAAGAATACTAATCTTAAATGGTGTCATAACAAACTCCTTAAAGGTTGGTAAAATTTTTCTCACAAAAAGTATTATACCATACCGTTCTTGGTAGTGTCAACAACCATCTTAAAAATTGTTGAGTTTCTCATAATCCAATATCTATATATGTTAAATGCCATTTTAAAGAGATATTATCTTTATTCTGTTCATATCCTATATATTTTTCTAAACCATCAAGTATTTGATTGTCAGAAATATTTTTTAAATCAAATAATAATCTACAATAATTGATCATATCATTTTTTGAACTAAAGACCCAAGGACATTTTATGTCAGCAATATTTAATACAGATAAACCTTTGGGGAATCGTACATCGCACCAGTTATGGTATAATCCTTTATGTTCGCCCGTTGACGTATATTGACCAATAAAATTATCTAAAAATAAAGAAATATTACTATTTAACGAAACATCTGCTAAATGAATTAAACCTTCATTTTTTATGTGTAATGAAATATTTTCTAAAAAAAGATCTAATTTTTCTATATGATGTATAGAAGCCAAGCATACAATTCTATCAACACTAGGAATATCCCACTTTTCATATGGAGAAACTACTGATATATTATTAATAGATTCAGAAAAGTCTAATGACAATACTGTACTATCTTCTGGACAATATTTTTTTAAATATCCTCCTAGAGATGGTATGTCTAATATTATTTCATTATTTTTTACAGGATATCTAGAAAAAAGTTGATAAAATTCTTGATCCCTAGCGTTAGGATACAGACTCATTGCCAAATCATAAGACTGTCCTCTATGTCTAAAAATATTACTATATTCCATGTTTTTAATTTTTGATCTTATTGAGTTCTATACAAGTTTTACATTTTCCACATTCTTTAAATATATCCTTATCACTAATAATAGGAGTCCTACAACTCCAAGTCATGTTTCTTAGTTCTGTAGGAATAGTATTATATATCTCTGCTTTTGTTAAATGTTCAACAGGATATACTTTTTCAACATTTGGAACAAATAGTTTCAATATTTGTGTTCCCCTAATAGCTCTTTCTTCTATATCTGCACCCATATCAGATTTTGTGCGACCTACAGCAATTTTTTTAATATTAGGTAAACACTTACAAATAGAAGCCGCAATAAAATTGTATATATCACTATCAAACATAAAATTTTGATTAATAACTATAGCATCCGCCGTTTCTGTTAAATACGAATAAAAAGGATATTCATGATAACTTTGACTATATTTAACTTTGTATGATTGAGATACATACGAAAGAATATTTCTAACAGACCGCTGCTCCGCTTCTGCTCTTTGTTCTTTATTCAGAAGATATAAATGATGTAGATGTATTTTGTTCTCTTTGTTCTGTAATAATTGCCATAAAGCCCCAGTAGAATCTAATCCACCAGAAAACATCAGTAATATATTTGAATCATCAATATCTATATTTTGTTTTTTTAATATATCTTCTATCATTAATTATATTCTTTCATTCATCTTTAGTAATATTATATCTAAACTCTAATTATGTGATAATAACTATACAAACTTTTCTAAAGTTATTATACCATCTTTTATCCCTAAATAAGTGCAGGTTTTTTCTGTCCAGCATCCACTATTAGCATACCATACAGAATGGTTTTTATCTAGTAAAGGATAATGAGTATGACCCAAACAAACACAATGAATTTGTTTACCTATTGAATAGTTTCTGGATTTTTCCATCATATTCTCATTACATCTTAAATAAGTCTTTGAGCGATGTTTAATAAATTTGGGCAAAAATCTTTTATCAAGTCTCTGAATTGTTCTATACATAAAATCTGCTACTCTTGTAGTATTAGGATATTTATATATAAAATCGTCAAATTGATCTCCATGCAAGCACAAGAAGTTTTTATCTCCACTAGAAAAGATATACTCATTCTTAAAATCTAATCCTATTAGATGAGATATGTTTTCAGCATCTCCATCATGGTTCCCTCTTATCCAGACTATTTCTACATATTTACTCATTCGTCGTAATAAAGACAATATTTTCCAATGATTTTTCTTTATTCTACGAAAATCTAAGTTATCAAAAAAATCCCCATTAATAATCAATTTATTTGTTTTAGTATAAACTAATCCTAAAAAAGCATATAATTGTTTGCTCTCGCAAACACTACTTCCTAAATGAGTATCACTTATTATTATTGCATCCAGCAATTTTGAATTTTTGGTCATTTTCTCAATACTTTAGAGTAATTTAACCCCTTGATACTCTAAAATACACTAATTTAGTAGTGAATATAATTCTCAATATTCATTTCTTTTCCCCAATAGTTTCATATTCTTGTATCCAAGCATTATAAACATCTTTAGCCTGTTGATGAGTATCACAAGAATAAATTATCCTAAATTTATGAAGATCAACTTCCCTAACAATATCATTACCGTCTATTTCTTCATTAAATTGAGGAAGCCCCAATAGTTCTATCCAAGTTTTTTGTGTCACTATAGATTCTCCAGACAAAAGTATATCTTCTTCTAGTTCGTTTGGAATATATAGTGGGGGCCATCTCCATGAACGAGATGAAATAAAATCTTGATTATTCATTGATTATGCTCCAAATACTTATATATAAAATCGGCCAGACCTTTTAATTCCTCCCGAGTAATTGGTGGATGAGTATAATTTTTAGTACAGCCTAACATTAAGCCATAAGTATCAGTAAACATCATGCCTTTATGAAATAGATGAAGATTAAAAGAGTCTGCTCTAAATGTACTCTTGTTTGATAAATTTTTATTTTCCATTAAAACAACTCTCCGTATCCATTCCACCAATCATAAATACGAATACTAGCCATATAGCCAAGAATAGCAAACAATACAAGACCAGCCATTAGTTATTCTCCAAATTTTTATTAAGAAAATCGGCCAAACCCTTTAACTTATCTTTAGTCACTTGAAAGGCAACACTCTTATCATTTCGATCATTATAAATCGAAACATAACAAGAATTTCCATTCGTTACCATTTCCACACTAATATCCTTATCAATATCATAATGAGCAGGATTAACTGTTTGCATATAATAATCTCTATCAACCATTAGTTATTTTCTCCTAGAAAGCTTTTAATAAAGTTCCCCAATCCCCTTAACTCGTCCTTGGTCATTCTAACAGCCAGATATTCCCAACTAATAACATTACTAACATCAAACTTGACCATATTTTCCGACAGCATTTCAATATCAAATCGGGTAACATCAGCCTTATAAAAGTCTTTCATCACAATACTCATTAAAGATTCTCCAAATTTTTGATTCTTTTAGTTATACAACAACGCCAGATCTTCCAAGAGCAATTCTTACCCCCAACTTCTTATCATAATTATCATTTCTGCTACAAAGAGCAACTCCCTCAAAATGAAATCCATTAGGACTATCAATAATGATATGAGTTGATCCACCCTTAGTATCTGGCTCAAGTGGAGAGGAGCCAATAATAACTGAAGGATTAGCAGTTTGCCACTTAAATCTGCCCATATAAAGTCGATTATGAAGAACCTTTACTTTAAAACCTTTATTACGAAGTTCTTGAACAGTCATTATTTATTCTCCAAAACTTTCTTTAAAAGATCAATAGACATTTCTAAAAACAAAACACAAGTTGACCAATTAGCACGGTCTTTAGTATTATCCCAATCAACAATAAGGTTTTTGATTCTATCTTCTAGTTCGTTAGTCATTATTTATTCTCCAGAACTATTTGTTTAAAAATATTGATTTGTACTAAAACATCCCACAAACTATATCCATAGCCCTCTTGCAATCTTAAATCTTCTCCATAAAAAATATTATAACAATATCTGTTATCATAACGATAGATGCTAATCTTCATTTATTTATTTCTTTAAATTTGAATTGACCATATAAAGACTTAAACATATGATTAACCACTATGCCAGCAATATTACTAATGCTATTTTTTGGATCAGCCATTACCCCAATTAACAAATGAAATTCGTGTTTATGAAGGGGGTCCAACTGAATTAGTAATGATCCATTCCTCATTCTATTAAAGTGAAAATCTTTATACTCTGAACAGATATACTTTAATACTCTTGCGTGATATTTCTTATAATCTGCTTTACTATCAAATTTTTCATTCATAGTTTTTACCAACCGATTGATAAATAAAATCGGCCAAACCCTTTATTCATATCTAGTCTCCCATATAACATCGTTAAAATCTACTAAACCATAATCGCTACATATCATCGGATAATATCCCCACAAATAAATAGTCTCACCCCTAGTCCAGCATAACTGATCTGGAATATAAAACCATAATGGAGTATTTTGTTCTAAAGCATACTGTTGACCACAAGGTTTGTTATTATTGATATGGCTATTCAAAGGAACAGACATTAATAGTAATATATAAACATATTTCATTTATTCTCCTTTATCCAAATATCAAATACTTCTTTAGCCCTAGAGTCACAATCAAATTTCCACAAGATTTCAAATATCGGCCTTCTTACCCCAAAGTCCCCCAGAGTAAAATAATTAGTTGTTCTTACTATCTCATTTCCCACAATACAATCAGTCTGACTAGGTTTTCCTAGTAATTCTGTCCAAGATTTAGTCATTATTTTTCCCCATCACAATATTGATGCTCAGAGTATTCTTCCAACCATTCATGAAAAGCATTATTAGCATCAAGATAGTTGTCAAAATAGGCGATCTTTTTAAACTTGTGAGTTTCAGTTTGTCTAAGAATTAATCGCCCCCAAACAAGTTCATTACCTTGAGGAACTCCATAAAGTTCCATTTTAGTTTGTGGTCTGTTCATTTATTTTTCCCCAATAGATTCATTCAAGTAATTATTGTATTGATTCAATATCTCTTCTTCAATAATTTTTTTTGTTAAATCTTTTATATAGTGTAGTTTCTCTATTTGAGATATTGTTTCATAAGGAATTTTTGCTATATATTGGTTCTTAAAATCTTCGTAACTTAACTTAGTAGTCATTTATTTTTCCTCAATAGTTTCTTCTAGAAGACTAATTGCCGTTTCTAAAAATAAATCATAATCGGCCAATCCCATAGACTCATCATTAATAGTATTATCCCAACTCACAATAAAGTTTCTGATTCTGTCTTTGAGTTCATTATTTATTCTCCAGTATACCATTCAGATATTTAGTCAAATTTTCCACATCAGTTTCAGTCCAAAGATATTTACAACCATTATCATTACCATGCTCAATATCAAGTTGGTAACTTTCCAGAGAGTCAAGAATTAGGCCAATTTCATGCTTATCAAGATTAATGTTCATTGTTCATCTCTTATTTAATTACCACCCACGAACAATACATTTCATACCGGGATTCATCTCAACACATACATGGTTTGTAACAACTGAGATAATTTTCCACCAACAATCGTTTTCAGATAGACCAATATCGGCCAATCGCTTAAACCACTCATCTGCAACATCTTCAAAACACAAAGCATCAATCTTCTCTTTGACGATTGAGTTATTTTGATACTTTTCGCTTTTCCATGAAAGTTCAAACTTGGTCATTATTTTTCTCCAAGATTGTTAAAATATCAACAGCAATACTCAAAAGATAACTACGTTGATTATGACTCATTGGCCTAAGAATAGGCATTTCATTAGCCTGTTCATAAACGGTCAAAAAAGTTTGTATAGTCTCTTTAAGTTCGTTACTCATTATTTATTCTCCAACAGTATCATATATAAAATCCGCTAGTGCTAGTAATTCTTCTTTTGTGGTTGGTGGATTGATTACATTATGCTTCTTGTTTGTTCTAAAGACCATACCATACTCATAACTGGTTAAGTTATCAGAATATCCACCGAAACGATCACGCTCTATAGCAAGATCAAAATATTCACCATCAAAAATATTCTGTTTAGGTATATAGCTACTCATTTCTTTTCTTCTTCAAGAATTTTATAAATAAAATCGGCCATTCCCTTTAGAGTTTCCCTGTTCATATCCAATATATAATCATTAAGAATATCACCATTATCCCAAAAGTCCACCCTAAACATCTCCCCATTCTTTAGAGAGATTTTATCTATGATTAAAGATAGATCATGATCAATTTGATATTGATTTTTGGATTGATGACCCTTTTTGATATTAGATTTATGATGCTTGTTTGATTTAGTGTTCATTTGTGGGTTCATTTCCCTAATTGATACTCTGATTATATGTTTTTGTGGGTTGAATACCTCTAAGACGGTTAAGAATAATGGTCAAATTATTACGGTCAATGCTCATTTTCTCATGTAGAGTTTGATTAATAACACTCTTGAGAAGGGCTATTTCTTTATCGGTCAACAATACATTCTTATACATTTTTCACTATACCTCTTATAAATATTCCCATTACCAGTAGTAGCTAGTATACCAGAAACCATAGAGGTTGTCAAGAGGGTTTATCGGCCATTTCCCATTGTGGCCTTTAATCTATTTTTCACCACCGGATAAGATAATAAGTGAATTTTAATTGATTAAGCCATAAAACAGAGCGTATTAGCTTAATAAACCCTTACTTGGATAGTATCTGGGATTCTTGAGAGGTATATATGGTGGAATTTGATGTATTAAATATCTCTTTTTTCATTAAAAAATGCACAGAAACCATAGAAACTATTGTAATTAGGCCCACAAATACTAGTTCTTTGATAAAAGGCACATGAAATTCATTAATTTTTCTTTTGGTCATAATTATCGTCCTCATAAAGATAATCTTGTAAATAGCTAACTAATGCCCAATGTAGTATGGTGCAGGAAAGAATAATCTCTGGGCCATATAATATAAGAGGATCATTATTAAGCATTATAATAGTCCGCTATCCTTTTGAAAATATAGGCCAACAAGAAAATTCCAATTATACTTATTACTATTCGTGATAAGTCATCATGAATGAATGTTGGTAGTAGTGGTCTACTTACTACTGTATTCTGAAAAAATAAACTTATCATTTCTTATATCCATTAATATCTCTGGAGCTTGATCCATTAGGATCATAATAGCTTATAAGAAGAGCAAAAGCAATAATGCTAATTATTATTGAGCATCCAACAGCTATGGCTAAAATTTCGATAATAGTCATTTTATTTTGGGGGCGGATTATTATGGTCTATAAAAAATTTATGACAAAAATATATTGTTGTTTCAACTAATATTACAGACAAGACTAGAAAACCTAAAAGATTAAGTATCTGAACCATAACCAAAAGCCTTTTTAATTAGTCCAAGAAGATAGTTGGCTTTGCTCTCTGGTTGTAGAATTATTTCTTCGCTTTTCAAGGTGGGTAGTTTATTGTTACAAATTTTCTGAGCTTCATCTTTTGATAAACAATTATTCTTACCACACTTCTTACCACAACTCTTTTTGGGGGTTGTTTTCTTTTTAGGCTTAGAAGAATCAGACTTGGGTTTCTTTTTATTCATATTTAATTCTCGCTGACTATAACCACTTAAACCAAATCTGCTGGTTTAGGTGGGACTATGATGTTCTAACAATAAAATATTATCTACACTATGATTAACTTTTTTTATTTCTAAACTAATAAAACTATCTGATACATCAGGAAAGGATTTCTGGAATTTAGTCACTAAATTTTGTACCTGAGAGCATATAAGATCACATGATATTTGTTTATCTAGTCTTATAAAGTATTTTTGACTGACTGTATCCATAAAATCCAACCCTGAATGTTCAGGTAAAACAATCACCTATATCTTACACAAGCATACCATCCACTCCTACCTTTAGCTACTCCTATTTCTACTGGAGTCTTTTGTCCCCAGTAACAACAGTTTCTAATAGCAGCATCAGAACTTACACTACTAAAACCAACTCCTTCATATCCATTATTTCCACCACAATGTCCCATGCTATTTCGGCGGGCCTGAATTTCGGCAACACCTTGAGCAGATGATGTTGATGGTTGATATGAGGAATAGGAGTAATATTTACCCTGACTATAAACTATATTCTGACTATAACCAACTGAAGAACAAAGGCATAATGCCACCAATAGTACTAATCTAATCATAAAAGTTCCTTCCTTGAAAAATTAATTATAGATAAGAAAAAGTCCGGCCGGATCTCTTTCTATTAATCAACGAACAACACTACGAACGCGGGCCACAGTTCTACGACCAAAATTACGAGTAGCCTCAACAGTTCGGCGTGTTACTGTTACTGGAACTGAGACTAGTTCTCTTGTAACATTGACAGTTCGACTACGAAGTGTACAATTACCATTAACACACTCACCAGCATAAGTTGACGAGCCAAGTAACATAAGAGCAATCACAAGCGCAAACTTCATCATAAACTTTTCTCCTGTTAAAGTATGTCGCGTCCATGCGACCGATTTATGTTCTATAGTAGGAATACAGTTTCAAGGGTCAACTACAAATTTCTTAAGGGGCCTACAATCTCGCTGACTACAACCAAAAAAACCAAATCCGGCACATTAGCTGAGACTAATGCCCGGATCGGTTAGACTAAATATAGTTAATTATGGATTATGGATTAAAATTTTGAGTAAGATAAAAATATTTATATCCAATCCATGTTAACAAACTTAACAATATGAAAATACCAACAAACCAATACTCTACTGGTAATGTAATCATAAAGCACCTAATGTATTAACTGTAAAAGTTTCTGTATCTGCTCTATGCGTTTTACTAATTTTATCTTTTCTAATAACTTTAGTAATACGGCCACGACGATCATCATGAGATGATTCTAAGAAACATTTATCTTCATGATTATCGTGGAATCCTTTAAAGTTCCAGTTATAGTTTAATAGAATATCTTCTGCTGATGTAGAGTTATCATAAATTTCACCCTCTACTTCAAAAGAAATTATTCTTCTAAAAGTTCTAGGCATGATGTAGTTCCTCCTGTGTTGAAGGATCGTCTAGATGATAATGCTTATCTTTCCTTTTGGCTAAGGTAGCAGGCTTATCAAAGTCTTGCCAATTATCTACTAACAGTTCTGGAATTTCTTTTCTTATCTCACATTCCAAAGAATAGTTTCCAGACTTATCCTTTTCTTTACTTAGATAATCTCGTAAAGAGTCTTTAATCTGCATGAAATCCATTTCGCCAAGTATCTGATCAATATACTTTCTTTGAATTTCCTTACGATTAACCTCACTAATATATCTAGCACGCATAAATCACCTCATGGTTAAAGTTAAAAACACTTTTGCCCATGATTCCAATTGTTCTTCGTCTTTGCTCACAAGACGTTTAACATTTGGCTCCGTTGACTAGATCATTATACCAGATGGTGAGATAACAAACAAATCAATATCTTAACAATTTTTTAAAGAGACCTCATCAATTGTCCGACTACGGATATGTCGATAATACAAAAATTTGGTTGCTTGACAAAACATAGAAATAGAATATAATTATGCAGCGGGTGGAGGTTATACTATATACTAAGAGTACTAATTAGATACTTTATCTGGTCTATCTATGTTGGACCTATAGACTCTTAGCTTCTATAATAACTACTTATCAGCCACGCAAACCACTAACACAACCAAGAGCAATACTAAAACAGATAGCGATTGAAAAGAAAATAAAATCCTCCGTTCATTGGTTGACAAAAGAAAACTTGGAAGTTAGAATAAAACCAACCTCCCACTCTACCAGTATACCATACCTATCGGTCGCCGCAACCCCTTGAGTTTAAAGGATTTAGATCAGATGGCCGGAATCACTAAGAGTTTTAATAGTAGTCCCCAGACCCGGCACCAAGCTTACCAGAAAGGATTCCATGGACGATACCCAAAGATAATGATCATGCTCCCAGTTCAATGATACATTGTTGATATCTACATTTGCTATCCATACAGTTTTAGAATATCCACTAGAGTAGTTAATAGTAATAGTCTTAAGATTTTCAATAGGATAACTTATTCCAGTTTCTTCATTTAATTCTCTAATAGCAGCAGAGGAGTTATCTTCATTAGGTTCAACATGACCACCGGGCAAACAATATCGGCCGGGCATCCATGGAGCAGATTTTCCACGACGTAAAATTAATAACTTTTTATAGGAATCTATAACTGCCACGGTTGAGGTTTTTTGATCTTTACTCATGAACAATTTTCTCGAGTTTTTTAGTAACACTATCTAAAAGTTTAGTAACAGGTTTAGCAACAGTATAATCACTAACATAGTTCTTTATAGCGTCTAGTAGTTTCCATGCCTCTTGTTTACTTATATCTATTTGCATAATTAACCTCATAATCAGGAACCATAAAAGACCCATCCCTAGGACAAATTTTAGTACCTTGTTCACCATATTCAAAAATAAGATAACAAGTATTACATTTATACCTATAGTTTCTACTCACAACAAGGGAAATTAGTAACATTATAATGCACAGTATTTTATTCATACAAATTCCCCAGCCTTCTCATTACTAAGATTCATATGATAATTCCCACTCAACTCATTATTAATTTCTTTAACATAAAGATTAGCAACACTCAAATAATCACTTCCCTCATTAAGATACCTCATAGTACCAGTCTCCATATACCATTGTATTCTCATCTTAGCACACTCTATACAATAGTTCATGCTTTTAATCAGATCATCTTTTCTGGACATATTTCATTTTCTCCTGCATAATTAATAGACCAAGAATTCGTGCTGACTATCGCCAAGACCGCAAATCCGTAAGATAAGCTGAGACAAAACAAAGTGGCCCCATATAAAGCCAGACTATACTTAAGCTTATCAAAATAGTAGAGATTATAACTATCTAACAATAATTTAATATTGAGACTTTATCTCAAAACTATTATTAGAATAACTCATACTCTCCCATACCACTAGTATACCATACGAGAGGACTCGTCGCAACTCGTTTAGTATCATAGACTTAGAATCATCAAAGAATCTAATGATCCTAACTTTTGGCTGACTATCAACAAGACCAGCAAATCCGGTGGATTAGATAAGACAATCATAATATGATTTTATACAATCTATTTTAATAATCTTACCCTAACTTCTTTCATACCAATACCTTACGTCTACTCCCCCTACAGTATATCGGAATTTGCCGTGCTTGTCTACAGTTTTTTTGACGTAAGTCCTTATGAATACTAAAGTTACGACAAAATTTCGCGGCCCGGTTCGCCGTAAGTCCTTATGTTGCAAGTACTTACGTCTAGTGAACCGTTTCGCAGCAACCAAAAGAGAAGGCCGCAGCCAGTTTCCCAGCCGCGGCCCTCCCCCTTTTCATCGTGACACGAAAAGATCAGACGGCGTTCGCAAACTCCACTGCGGTATTGAGTGCCTTGACGTTATCAACCCCATTCTGTCCGAACCAGAGTGAGTCGAGGCGATTGCTCACCGTGCGACCCTTGCTATAGTTCAGATACTCATTGAAGCCATTATAGGCAGCCCACCATGTTCCACGAACATTCGTAGCACTCTGCTTCGGGCCTTCCACAAGCGTCAAGATTTCATCCATGATATTGCGGGTACGAGTCTTGATATCTTCGTCCGGGGTCTTATCAATCCCCAGCAGAATCTTGACATACTTACGAATATCGTTCTGATTGAAATCCTTAGAGGCGAGGAACCTATACTGTTCCGCAGTCGCCTCGAACTGCACGTTGATATTATCCATGATGTCTCGCACGTTATCCAGATTGGTCTTGCTGGAGCGTGTGTGACGAATCCGAATCAACTGGCTGTCCTTGTTGGAGTGGGCAGCAGCGAGAGTATTCACGCAGACCACGCGGATCGGAGTATATCCGACGCGGATCGACGTTGTACCGTCGTGGCTGTTACTCAGCAGGATAAACTTGCTCACCTCATCGCCGGGAACAATTTCGCTGTTCGCACGATTGAGTTGAGCCAACACCCAAACCTTCTCGCCCTCACTGAGCGAACCGGCGGTGTGCAGTTGGCACTCGCCAGCGTCCAGAAACGGCTGGAACCAATCAAAAGCATCTTGATTCTGGAGAGGGGTATAACGCGGACCCACAACTCCCAGCACCCTATTATCGGTCTTACGGAAAGTCGCCTTGGCGTTGACTTCCTCGCCTTCCGACGTAAACAACGGCTTCGTACCAACTTCCCAATCCAGACCAGCAGCGGTAATCGCCTCAGAAATAGAGGGATTCTCATCGAGCTGCGTACCCTCACCATGCCAAGGGGTAGCACCAACAAACATCATCTTTTCGACCATAGCAGGCATAATCAACCCTTTCGTGTTACTGATTCTTCGTTCCGATACGCTGATTCTACCATCTATTATCGGCAGTGTCAAGGGGCAAACTTGCGGAAAAATTTCGTGACGCAAGTCGTTGGTATATAAGCACTTACGTCGGGCGGGGCCGCCCCGGTTCGTCCTAAGTCTTTTGGTGGCCTAGGTTTAGGAGCGGGGCCTTTAGATCCCTCAAGCATAGTTTAGAGCCATCCTCGTCTGGCCGATAAACACACTGGTCTGGAATATAGAAATAAATACCCTTACAAATTGCTCTTGGGTATTCATCCTTAATAGTATTCTGTATTCTCTTTATCGTATCCCCAGAGCAAACAAGATCATCAACAACCACATATTGAAAAGGAGCAACGCCCTCAGTTCTAAATTCACTGTAGCATCTTTCATTTTTGCGAATAATTAAAATATGCTTATCTAGAAGTTCAGCGATCTGTGGAACAACCATCAAACCACTTACGCCACAACAAGCTATAGTATCAAACTGATCCTTAATTTTCCTAAGATCACAAACAGCCTTAATAATAATCTTATTACGCTCTTTATGATTTAGCACACGGCAAGTGTGGCTAGCACCTTGAATAACTTTACCGTCTGGAGTACGACGAAAATCATCGGGCTTTTGGCTCAAAACATTCATATAAGTGTGGATGGCCGGATTCGAACCGGCTATTCAAGAAAAGAAAGAAAGGATAAAGAAAAGAGTCTAGTCCCACCTAGAAGCATCCACAAAAATTAGCAATCGTCTTCTGTTATGTCAGGATAATAATTCTTTCCATAAGAAGGAACCTCGTCATCTTCTTCTTCATCCATCCAAGGTTCTTCATCTAGACCAAGATCATCGGCATTTTCTACCAATTCATCATAGTCATAATCATACTGTTCGTAATCATCACTATAACGCATAATCAACCTTCCTTTCTTTCCAACATTATACACCAACCAAACATACTTGTCAAGTGGGGGCGGTGGGACTCAAACCCACGATAAACGGTTTAAAAGACCGCTACTTTAGTCGCTAAGTTACACCCCCAAGGGTTTTCTAGTATACCATTCTTTTTTTATTTGTCAAGTGACCCCACGGAGAATCGAACTCCGATCTACAGCGTGAAAGGCTGTCGTCCTAGCCGTTAGACTATGGGGCCAGCCATCGCAACTCAAACGTCAGCCTCCGAAGCTTAAAAGTAGGGCGTGTACGAGTCGAACGTACCTATGATCACCTTATAAGAGTGACGGATGCAACCGGCTTACCTTACGCCCCGTGTCTTTCAATCATACTCTACTTATCGGCAAGAGTCAAGTCCTGTCTTTAGAAAATCCTAAGTCGTTATCTGATAAGCACTTACGTCAAAAACGGCCCGCTGAATTTGCTCTAAGTCTTTATATACCAACAACTTAGTGGTAGATGCTGGATTCGAACCAGCGAAGGCAATGCCAGCAGATTTACAGTCTGCCCTCGTTGTCCGCTTGAGTAATCTACCTAAGCGGCTGGAACAAGATTCGAACTTGTGGAGGATTTCTCCTCGTCGGTTTAGTAAACCGGTGCATTAGACCACTCTGCCATCCAGCCAAGCACGAAGGGTAGGAGTCGAACCTACACAGAGCAAATTAACAGTTTGCGGCACTACCATTATGCTACCTTCGTAAAATTCCGGGACTAGGTTCCGCCCCTAGACAAGAACATCCAAAGTGTTCTGTGCTACTGTTACACCATCCCGGAGAGCCCACAACTAGAATCGAACTAGTATTAGATGATTACAAATCAACTGTATTACCATTATACTATGCGGGCAATCTACCTATTATAATCAATAGTGATAATCCTCGCAAGCCCGACGCTTTTCAGCGGATCGGGTTCGCAACCGCTTGGGGCGATTGTCCATAACGGTATCCCGATGTTCCTTGTGTCCCGTTGACAACTCCCAAGGCTTCTTGACCTTGACCTTGATTTTGTTGTGGTTGCGTCGTGGGCGAATATCGTCGTTGAGGTGGTGCATAGTCATGCCATATTCCATTGTCGTGTAAATAAAAAACTTTGTCTATGTTAGGATCATAAGCCATTAGACAGTATTGTATAGGATACACAATCTTTTGTCTAGATGGTATTTTTGGAATTTTTAAATCACCTTTTTGATAATCTTTAACGCCAGTATATGCCAAACCTAACAGAGCAATCAGTACCCCAATCCATTGGATCACGCTGTCCCATCCTTTCCGTTTAATCATATCATAGTTATCGGCACTTGTCAACCTTTTCTTTAAAAAATCCTAAGTGGTTGAGGCCATTGCACTTACGTCAAATTTGGCCGGCCCCGCTCGCCCTAAGTGCTTATGCAGTAAGGGTTTGCGGTTAGTTTTAGTCGTTACCTAGCGTCCATCCACCCATCTTTGCGATTACATTCAGTTTCAAAACTTCCGTTTGCTTATCAGCAGTTAGATAGTCTCTAAAACCACGCTCATCAATATAGAAGTATTCATCTAATGTATCAAACTTATTACTCTCAAACAAACTTGTAACCGCCGCTTCAACAGAACTTTTATCTGTAGAGTAAATTAGTTCCAGAGTACCACACTTGATATAATATTTAGACATTATTAAACTCCTTAGTGTGCAGGAAACAAAACATTAGCCAAACCACGAACGCACAAGTCACAGTGTACGCTATTTTTGGTTTTTGTGCAAGTGACAACTCCACGACCACGACGAATTTCCGGGCAAGTGACAAACTTTTCACCTTCCAGCACAACTAGTTTCGGCAGTGCTGATCGCCATGCTGCAACCTTATTCTTACCACGCGGACGCTTAGGGGCAATTTTAGTATCACTATCACACCATGCGAACAGTTTGAAACCAGCAGCCTTAGCCTGTTTCATATCTTCACCATCATGGATACTAGCATACATATTGATATACTTGCCAAGTTCCATAGACAATCTAGTGTCATAAATATGGGTATAAGCCCACATGGTCGGCAGACTACCACCACTGGCAAGAATATTCTCACAGGCCCACAATACATTATCAACATATTCATTGTCAAGTTCACCATACTTGAAAAAGTCGCCACGCTCATGCCAGCGAACATCTTTATTTTTCTTGACGGCATCCACCAGCATGGAGCGAATACTATTCTTTTCTGTAACAAGATTTTGCATACCGGCAGGACGAACACCGGGATAGATATTTTCCAAATCTTCTGCATAGCATCCGTTACCGAGAAAATCACAATCGGACGGACAACTATCGCCAACCGGACGCGAAACCACAATACAATTTTCCTTACCCAACTTATCATTACCATTTGCAGTTTTCATCATTATTCTCCCTTGTCTACCGATTCTACACTATATTATCGGCTAGTCAAGACCAATTCTTGAAGAAATTATTTTTTGATGCAAAGGCTTGTGGCATAAGGACTTACGGCAAACGGGGCCGCCCGGATTTGATCTAAGTCTTTATATACCAACAACTTAGCGAGAGCGACGGGACTCGAACCCGCAACCTCTAGCGTGACAAGCTAGCGATCTAACCAATTGATCTACGCCCCCATAATAGCCCCAGCAGGAATCGAACCTGCAACTAGAGATTAGAAGTCACTTATTATATCCATTTAACTATGGGGCCGTGCCATCTATTATACCATATCCACTCAATGCCGCAAGCCCCTATGGCGTCCCATAGAGGCTATACGGTTTGATGGTGGGATCACTTTACCATCGTTATATTACTAGCAGCAGACCCCTTCCCGGCAACCACGCCGGTTATTAGTTGGTTAGACTCTGCTAGGTGGGTCTGAGCCCACATCATTACGCGGGACGAATCCCGCCGCACTATGCCTAAAATCTATTTATACTGGCATAGTCCAGTTTGTCAAGATCAAGCCTCGACTGTTTCCTTCTCAACCTTACCAGAGTGGGCATCACCGGCCTGCTCCGCAGTCACGCCCGTGACCCTAGCACGCCAGACCTTATAACCCTGCTCCGAAAAAGCCTTGACCTCGCCAGCCTTGACATTCGCATGAACATCGCCAGGGAGGCTATCGCTCAGGCAAGAACGAATCGAATCCACAACGCCGTCACGATCAAGCTCATCCGCAACCACATCAACCACAAAGCTAAACTTCTTCATTGTAAAAAACCTTTCCAAAAGTGTTATCGAACCAAGTAAACCAATTATACATCCAACATTATCACTTGTCAAGGGCTAGGTCGAAACTTTGTGTTTTCGGGTTCAACCAGCGTCTTGTCGTGTGATGCTATCATTCTACCATATAGTATCGTCATCGTCAAGGTGTTTGCATGAATGATTTTTTGGTATTCTCATGATTTGTTCTAAGTTATTGAAGCATAAGGAGTTACGTCAAATTTGGCCGGCCCGCCTTGCTCTAAGTTCTTTAGAGACAAGGCTTTAGGTCAAGAGAGAAAGCCCTCACAACCCAGCCCAACCAGATCACGCAGCAACTTCTCAGCCAGTTCGGGCGATTTTAGGGTGATGCTCTGCTTGGTGTTTGGGGTAGCAGGCACGAACCTATCATACTTCCAGCCACCCACCATACCATCGGTCCACTCCTTACCTTCCTTCAAACCCCAGCCAGTAGCAATCCGAATCGCCTTGATGCAAGGGATGCGATTATCCAGATTCATACCTCCGGTGATTGTCACCATACAACGCTGGTTCACACCCAGTGCCACTTCCAGTGAGCAAACAATCTTCTCGAACATATCCAGACTGCAACCATTAGAAATCATGGTAAGAGCCTCACGAACACCCAGTTCAACCTTAATCATTCTCTCTCCTCCAAAATATAAACTTGTTTACCGTTAGTCAAGAGAGTAGCATACTCGCTACCATCCCAAATGAATTCGTTACTATCACTTTCTCGTCGCCAGTGCGGATCTCTCAACGGATTGTAGTATAACTTCTCAAGATTGTCAACTGGCAAAGCTGGATGAAAATCTTTTCTTAGCATAACTTCTTCACATCGCACCCATCCACTCACATCATGTACACCAGCCTCAAACACCTGTTTAGCCTTATTCGGCCTATTCCACAACTTACAACCCCGCATCTCTAACTGATATTTTTTGGGGTCAACGTAATATACATCAACTGTTTCCCCACCCTGCTTAACCTTTATTTGCCAGTGCATATAATGCTGGCCATTACTCAGGTGAAATCGAACTTCGCCATGTAGTTTGTTCTGTTTCATGCTTATACTATACCTTATAGAAACGATCTTGTCAAGACCCCGTATTCTCGCTGACTATCGCCAAGACCACCAAATCCGTAGGATTAGGCAAGACAAATAGATTGGGTTATGCCATACTCGGCTTTGCATTTAACCGTGGCTTCTTTGATATCATTCTGCCAGCGGCCCTCATCTATCGTCTTGATTTAAGTATACTTCTATTATCGGCAAATGTCAAGAGAAGTCTTTAAAAAATATTTTTGAACGTAAGTCTTTTGCGGTCAAGTACTTACAACAAATTTCGCCCGCCGGATTTCTCCTAAGTCCTTATGCTGTCAGAAGTTGCATCTAAGAGTTTTCAAGAACTAACTCCAGATATTTATTAACTAGTTCACTAGTAGCAATCTCATGAATACCAATTAACTCTTTAACCTTATTTCTGTGAGCATTGCTCATTGTTGCCATACGAGAGTTAAAAAAGTTAATAACATAAATCATAGCCTGATCACGAGTCATATCTTTAGCATCTATGGTATGCAAATCTTTAAAGTTTTTAGCCATTAGTCATACAACCCCTGAGTATATTCTTCTGGGATAATGGGACACCAACTCTTTGCTCGTTCCTCATCATATGGAAGCCAGAACGGAGCGTCACAAGCATCACATACCCCAAAACTCATATTAGTAAAAACGTGTGGACAAATACTTAATACCTTATCCACCACCTTTTGATTATATTCATTATAGGAGTATGTTTCAAATGATCGTTCTTCATATGAATAATGACCAATAAACAATCCAATATTGGGACCAAAGTAATAGACCTTCTGCCCAACAGCAGGCGGATTCTTATGAGAGTTAAACCATTCCATCACCAATTCTCCGGCATAGGAATCTCATCAAAACCAATATAGCATACCACTAGATCATTGTCAAACTGATTCCATTCGGCTAAACCATCGTCATATTCACCGTGCCACCAATCGCCCCAGCCACCCTCTTCTTTATTCCAAATAAGATCAATAGGAGAAGAATAACCTGTTATACAACAAATATATGATCCATTTACAATAGGTTGTCCATAATGCCAGTTCATTATTTAGTCCTCACAACAACCAAGCACTTTGTACCAGTATCCCCATCGGTAAACTTCACACATTCATGAGGCCCATAATACCAAGTATCATTCTTGGAAAAATTAAAAACAATATCCTCAGTCTTGAGGTCCACATCATTATACCCACCCTCATATCCAAGGGTAAGAATTCTCATATCGGACGGGTAATTCTTCAACTGCTCAATCAGTTCGGATACAGTCATCATTCAAACTCCCTGAGTGTTCCGTCTTCGTTATCGGTCAAGTTAGTATAAAAAATAATCTGATTATTATTATCCCATTCAATTTGCCCATTAGGACAAACTGCTAGTAAAATCTTTTTCAACTCGTTGAAAGTAGGCAGGCGTTCAGTGTTTTCACTCAGCAACACATCTAAAAGACTCATTTTTTCTCCTTTTCCACCATTCTACTATCTATTCTCTATCTGTCAAGTATTAAAAACCAGCGAATCTTTTACGCCCCGATTCTTGCTCACCGTGCTACCCTGTTACGGACATTGTGTAAACCGTCCACGGAAATCCTCCCTGCAAAGCGGGCATTGCTAGCACATAAGACCCACTCTGGTCTGGCTCTTGGCGACGGTTACTGGTTGTTCGGTATCCGGCTGTTATTTCAGTGATTCTACCCGATGAAAGATAGAACGCAAGCGTAATGTTGCGGTGTTAATTCACTCTATTACCCGATGAAGGATAATACCGGATTGTATTGGCCGTGGTCTGGACGCAATCCCACATAGATAGGCACTACTATACAGCGTATAAGCCCGCTGTCAACCCCACCGGTATTTCTATTTCAATGTGCCGGTAGGTTTATCGTAATGGCTTATCCCTATCTAGTCCCTTGAGCATGGACCCACGGATGTTTGTCAGTCAGAGTATACTACGCTAGGTTATCCGTGTCAACACGGGCCTCTCTTACTTTACGATTATACTTCTGACTGATTTGTATTGTTAGGACCGATTGTAGAAGACGTTTCCTAGGACATCAACTACCGTTTTTACCGGCTGCTCGGCCCGACACAACCAACAAGTTTTCACTTGTTCTTCAATCATTCTACCATCTATTATCGTCTTGTCAAGAGTATTTCTTGAAAAAATCTTTTTAGACGCAAATCGTTTAGAGGTAAGGACTTACGTCGATTTCGGCCGCTCGCCCTATCCCTAAGTGCTTTAAGGATAAGGACTTACGACTAATAGTCCTCGGCCTCAATAGGCTCGTCGGCGTAGTAGTTGGAGTTGGTCAACACTTCCGGTCGATACTTACTCAACTTTTTATCTAAACACTCCAAACAAACCCTACCCAGTGGAATTCCCCTAGCATCACTTTCCCACCAACTTTTCTTGCCAGACCCACATGGACAAACTCTCATGGTATCCCCTTAGTTATTACTAGCCCCAATAGACTCACGAACTCTAACGATACCATCAGTTCTGGCAATCTCAAGAGCCTTACAAAAGAACTCAAAGAAAGTATCCATTTCAGTATGCACAGCTTGCTCATCAACAGTGGTAGCATTTATCAGACAAATGGCAAAATTTCTCACACAATCAGAAACAGCATCTCGTTCTTCAGTTGTCAACATAATTCTCTCCCTTTCTGCTCAATATACTCTATTAAAAACCTTTTGTCAAGCCCCGACTACTGGCTGACTATACCCACTCAACCAACCCGGCAGGGTTAGGCGGGACAGTTATGCGTGATTCTTTCCACGATGATATTATCCCCATAGTACTTTTCCGCTAATCTAATAGCATGATAGGTACTCTGGGCCTCAACATAACCCAAAAGTTTATATCCTCTCATAACCATATAAGTATCGGTATTCATACTTCCTCCTCCTCCGATTCTGGGAACATTTCTTCCCAACCCTGAGCATCAATTCCCGTTTTGAGAATCTCACGATCATCCGCACCAAGATACGGGAAAGCATTTTGAATCAACTCTCCGTTGACCCAGCGGTTAGCATCGTCAAGTCGAGTGACTATGGAAAAATGACGACCCCCAACCGACAGCCCACTAAACTCAATCATACCCTCATCACTAACCTTGCGAGTTACCTTATCCGTCAAAGCATATGGCGTAAACAGCATCTTTTTCTCCTTTTGATTCCCTGTATTCTACACTACTATTATCGGCCTGTCAAGAGGAAAAGCTTGAGCGAAAAAGATTGTCGTAAAGTGTTGATATATAAAGACTTACGACGAAACGGGCCGCCCGCCCGCGTCCTAAGTCCTTTGGTGTCAAAGGGTTAGGAGTTGGGCATTCTTTGGGCAGAAGCTGCTACTAGAACAGCAGGCTAGCAACCTTGCTGGTAAACAGCGTACCAGCCAGCAGAGGCTTGCGACAATTAGTCACACGCTCTGCATAGAAGTTACGCACCTTGCCGTCGAACGTGCGACAAGTTACCAGATGGTTCGTGCGAATGAAATTGGGATCATTAGCACGATACCGACTCTTGCTATTCAGCTTGCGAATTTGATCAGCAGTAAGCGTCTGCTTACCGATCACTTTAGCAAGGAATCGCTCATGAGTTCCATGCAGTGGCTGCTCGTAGGTAAAGTTGAAAACCTGACCCTCAACAGCACTAGCAAGGCTAGTTCTAGAACCGCCATAGACAGCATAGAACAGAAAACCAGCAACAACAGCAGCAGTAAGAAGACCGCCGATCACAAACAAATTATCCATATCAACCCTTTCGTTAGAAAACAACCGTTCAACTCTCAGCATTCTACAACTATTATCGACATTTGTCAAGCCCCAACTTGAACAAAATTTTCTTTCCAATACTCTTGCATTTCCGCAAGGTTGACCGCACTATCATTCCACGACACACCATCGGGCGTTTCATAAGCAATAGGCGAGTCTATATCCATTTCTCTAAGCCTAGCCATGAAATCTTTATAATTTTGACACACGGTCGCAAATTCGTTCAGACCTTCATCATTGCTAATCCAAAGGCATACGTTCCACGTTTGGTAGTTCGCATAGCCGTTATAGGTTCCGTCAGGACTCATGTTTCACCCCTTCTTTCGTATTGTCATTCTACCATCTATTATCGACCAATGCAAGAGGGAATCTTGAGAAAATTTTTTTTAGATGTAAAGTGTTGATACATAAAGAGTTACGTCAAATTTTTGCGGCCCCGCTCGCCCTAAGTACTTATGTACCAAGGGTTTAGAGCGGATTCTCAGAATTTGCCCGTAAAATCTGGGCTAATACCCAAAATCTCCTGCACATCACTATCTTCTAGAGTTTCCTCATCCATCATAAAATCTAGATCATCAAAAAAGATTTCCAATTCTGGCTCTTCGTCATTATGCAACAACATAGCAGTAAAATCAAATAACATAAAGTATGCTGTTGCCTGAACCCAAGATTCAACAATCCCAGAATGTAACTCTAGAGTATCACGATTATTATATACATATTCAATCGCAGCACACTTAGTATTATCGCTCAGATCTCTCCATACCGGAATAAAAGTATTATATTTATTAAGTTCATGGAAAAGTTCGTGATTCTTTTTCCAATCCTTATAATTTTCATATGTAGACTCAATCATACCAGTAGCAATCTTACGATAATACATATCAATATCCTTTCTGTTATTATTCAAAGTCTACAAATATAACTTGAGCATAACCCCTAGGCTTAATTGTAAAGCCATCGCCAAAATCATAAGTATCACTCTTAACGCCCGTCATGCCAGCCAGTTTCTTAGCATGATATGTTACGCTACGCTGAGAGTCATTCTTGGGAACAAACTCCCAACGCTTCACCCAACCATAATTAGCTTCACCACCGAAAGTATCGGTATGAGTTACAACACATTTCATATTCCAATCTCCTCTGAACTAAAAGAACAAACATTCAAGCCACTAGCGGCCACAACAGTATCAAACATGATACCAAGAAACTCTTGTCGGTCAACAGCATCTGTCATGTTATGTTCCGGCAAGTCTAGAACATACTCGCTCGAAATCGGCTGTTCACCATTTTCATTTTCCACAACAATATCAAAGAATCGGCATTTCATTAGTAGTCTTCTCCACCGTAGTAACCGTAATCTTCATCCGTTCCGAATCCCGCATCACGCATGGCTGAATCAAAATCCCCATCCATGCTATCATTGTAAGAATCATACTCCTCGTCCTCCAAATCTTCTTCATCATCAAAATTACTTTCAACCTCATGTTCCGCATCGGGATGATAGCTTGAACTATCTTCTCCATAGAAAACAGCATCATCATCATAAGAATTATCAAAATCGTAAAGGGGATCAGGATGGCTCATGTTTCTTTTCCTTTCTTATGGTCACAGTCTATCAAAAAAACTTAGCTTGTCAAGAGACTACCACCGATTCCGGCGATACTCTTCTCGCAAATCCTCTTCCTCTTGCCTTTGGCTACGAGTAACAGCCGGACCTTCGCCGGTCAGGTAAGCGTCACGAGCAGCATCATAGCCGTCATCCGAATCGTCATCATCATTCCAGTTATCATATCGACTCATCATTCACCTTCTCTTTCTTTCACTCTATCCTACACTACTATTATCGGCTTGTCAAATACCTTTTCTTGAATCTTTCTAGATTGAAAGGTTGTCCGAATACTCTTCCGGTACACACTCGTCCACAACCCCAACAATGTCGGCCCAATCCCAAAAATCAACTTCCACGCTAGGATCGTCAATCGGCTCAACAATTCCCTCGTCCACCATACCGGCCAGAATCAGATTGATTTCATCAAAATCGTGAAGCATTGGTATTTCCCTTAGTGGTTTCCCTTGTGATGCTGTCATTCTACAGTGTTTATCGGCCAATGCAAGCGAAATCTTTGGAATTTTTCAAATATAATTCTGTGCCAAACGGGAAATATTTTTGTGGCACAGCTTTTGCGTCAATGCTTGTCGTAAGTCTATGCTATCAAAGGAGTTACGATTCGCGGGGCCGCCCCGGTTTGCCCTAAGTCTTTATAGGGCAAGGGTTTGCGTTAAGAATTTACAATCCAAGCAACCAAGCAACCAGCCACAAAAGAAATGGTCAGAATAATAGAATCCGAATTAATCATGGCTATCCTCACTATTCCTTACATAAAAAACCAAATCAGAAACAAACCAAGAACACAACACGCCAGCAATAAATCCCACACCTATTTGCACCCAGTTAATATCGACCATCCGTGTCGCCTTTCTTTAATTATGCGGGGTTCAAAGCATTATCCGCAAGAGTAGTAATCTTAGACCAAGCAGAATCCACAGTATTATCATCACGCAAATAAATTGTATGCTGATCGCCGGGAATATCACTAATAATAGAAACTTGCCAACCACAAGGGGTAGACCAACCACAACCCGAACGGGTAATAGTAACCTCACAACCCTCAAGGTAAGTATCGGTCAATTCTCTAATTTGTTCAACAGTAATCATTTTTATTCCTTATTCTTCCAATACTGATTTTGCAGATAATTATCAACAACACCAAAAGCCTGAGCAAACAACCAGAAAGCCACGTTAGCAAAAGCATACATAGCAAGGATGGTAAAAATCCAAGCGTTTATGATAATAATAGTGGTCATTTACCAACCTTCTCTTTCTTCTGCATCATTTCCAGATAGAGTTTTTCCAACAACTTAACCTGTTTAATAGCACGGTTAGTTTCCCGATCCATTCTTTCAACAGCTTTTTGATGTGAAGTTTTCATTTCTTTTTTCCTCTTTCTTCTTATATCGACATTCTACAGTCTAATCTTTAGTTGTCAACTAGAAAATTTTCTTGCAATATTGAAAGGTTCCCCTAGCTTGCTGACTATACCCAGCTTGCCCAAATCCGCAGGATTAGCTGAGACTAGCGGCCTCATCTTCCGGAATATCTTCCACCACACCACACCAGTCTTGACACTCCATACAAATTCCGATTCGGTCCTCACCCTCACCGGTTTGAAAGCCCACACCAGAACCGCAGCAATCGGACATCAGATCGTAATCCAGATATTCCATTTTTTTCTCTCTTTCTTTTCTTCTTTCTTCTTATATCGACATTATACCATGCTCATCTTGAGCTTTCAAGAGAAATCCAGAAATTTTATTGTCAAAAGATTTTGACAAAACTTTTCGTAATTTCGTGGAGGTTTGGCACACCATTTGCTAAGTTGTCGTAAAGTCTTATGGGGTAAGTACTTACATCAAGCCCGGCGCGCCCCGTTTGTCGTAAGTCTTTATATAGCAAGCACTTAGGAGATACTTTGGCGACTGCCTATAATTTCAGCAGCAATGCTTCGAATTAGAGCATCTTTCACTGCCGGATTAGTCACGCATTCTTCCGTGAGCCTTTCGGCCAGAGAACATGATGCGTCCATCATTTCCAAAGCACCTTGCAAGCCAAGGCTCATCCAAATTTTTTCCATCGGTGAGAACATTTGTATAGCCTTTCAATTCCATCCAAAGTTTTGATCAAGAAACGGACCATACACAATACCCTCATCCACCCAGCACTCATTCAGTTTCGAGGTAGTGGCATCGAACCGAACACAATACATAGCTACCCTGTCCCCGATTGCTGGCAGGATGTTCACCACCACAGCCCACGCCAGATCAACACCAATCCTTGAACCAACCTGAACCCTATCACCAATCTGAATCATTCTGTTCTCTCTTTCTTGTGTTGGTATTCTAGCGAAGTTTTTTCTGATCGTCAACCCCCACTATCGGGTGGTCGCACCGTTCGCTTTGGCATATCGATACAACGCTCGCTCATCGGTCATGAACCGCTGAACACCCTTCAAATCCTTGAAATCCCAATGGTAGGTGAGAACGTCAGAACTGACCATCCAACGGGCTTCGATGTCCGAAGTCTTCTTCAGCGTATAGCCCAACTTCTTCAACTCTTTTGCAATCATATTGCTATTCATCTTTCTCTCTCTTTCTTTCTTGTGCTATCATTATACCAGTATTATCGTCCAATGTCAATAGCCTAGATCAGAAAAAGTTTCCTTACAATGCTGTAAGGTTGGAGAAGCAAGTTTGGCACAGGATTTGCTAGTGATCAGAATATAGGCAGAAACGCCTAATATATAAGCATTGAACGTAAGTCGTTGGTATATAAGTACTTACGTCAAGCTCGGCCGCAAAAATTCGCCGTAAGTCCTTATGCTGCAAGGCTTTACGTCGAGTTTTTTGTACAGTGTACAGAAGATCACCCCTCCGAAAAGGGGGATACTTCCTCTCCACAAGCAAGAATCGCGGCATATTGCGACTCCAGAGCAGCAACCCTTTCGGCCGAACCCGGCTTGCCAACCTTTACAATCATGCGATCCTCACCCCCAACAAGGCGGGGATCAGCCTTTTCCTTGCGAATCTTGCCCAGATTCTTTAGGGCTTTGCGATTGAACTTCAGCACCTTCTCACTACGGATCGGGCCATACACCCCATCCGCAAGGGACGGTTGGTGAGGAATCGCAATCCCGAGGAAGCACAGTCTGGCTTGACGCTTGGCGTTTTCGACGATAGGGAACTTGGTTTTCATTTTCTTTCTCTCTTTCTTCTTATACCGACATTATACAGAGTTTTCTTTGGGTTTCAAGCGAAATCTTTGGTAGTTTCCTTACAATGTCGTAAGGTTTCTCACAGCGAATATCGTGCCAAAAAAGAATATTTTGCTTTGGCATACGATATGCGTCAAAACTTATCGTAAGTTATTGGTACATAAGTACTTAGGGAAAATTTTGCGGCGAAAATTTGTCGTAACTCCTTATGGGCTAAGGTTTTGCAACTCGTTTTTCCACCTATACAGTAGTTCAGCACACAATTCCTTAATACTATTTTTAATATTTTCTTTATCCGATTCGCTCAAAGCATATTGCAAACGAATTTGCTCAATCCTTAAAGCGGTTTGTACTGTACATTTGCTTAGTTGAGAGATATTCATTTTTCATCCAAAGTAAAAGAAGGGAACGTAAACAAAAAGATAGACGGCCCAACCGATTAGAAACGCTTGAATACCCAAGCCACTAATCATTCCGAAAGCGTCCACATCATCGGGATGCTCACCAAACAAATTGTAGCAGATCCAGTTTTTCATTCTTATACCTTTTTATTCCTTGCAAGTCACGCAAACGTAAAAAAGTCCAATGTATGAAAGCACGAACAGGATAGCCCCTAGCATACCATTTTCCTTTCAAGCAAATTCTTCTTCACCCTGAAAATCGTCCAGCCACTCATCGTCCGTTTCGATGTGCTCATCGGCATCACCCATGATCGGATCCCACGAATAATCGTCGAAATCCATAACGTCATCCTCTCCATAACCCACGACCCATTCTTCGCCGTTTTCGTCAATCATCTTTTCCATCGTTTTTCTCCTGTGCTTTCATTATACAGATATATTCGACGCTTTCAAGCAAAATCTTGAGAAATTTCAAATATAATTTCATGCCAAATGAGAAAATATTTTGTGGCACAGCACTTGCGTCAAAACTTGCCATAAACCCTTGTGGCATAAGTACTTACGTCGAGCCGGGCCGGCCCGCCTCGCCCTAAGTCGTTTAGGGTCAAGGCTTTACGTCTATTTTTTGTATAGTAGCGTACAGATGTTCACACCACCATACCATCCTCATATGGTGTACCGTTGTTCAGATACCATTCACCCCTTTTTTGATACACACGCACGGGCGAATACTTGTTGATTCGATCCTTCGTGGTGCTAGTATACCATCCCCCAGTATTGAGGGTAGCACTATTGTCGGGATGAATTTTAACAACATAGGTACTATGTAGCATAATGCCCACGCTACCATCAGGAAGAATTTCCGCATAGGTATTGTTGCCCACCTTACGGGTATTCTTATTACCCTTTCCCTTCACCATCTTAACAGCTTCACAGTGATTCATCTTCTTTTCCTTTGCTTAGTTGTCCATGTCCAGCATAGAACGGATAGCGTTACCCACCTCATGCACAGTATAGGTGATAAAAGCACAAAAACTGAGCAAACCACCCAACAACAAAAAATCGTCAAACGTGAGAAACATTCTTATTACCTCTTTAGGAAATCAATTCCATATCCTCATCGTAGCACTCATACTCATCCCCGTCAATCTCAACGTGCCAGATATTCCCCTCATCGAAATGCCAGAGAATGATCTGTCCAAGCCTACCGTCAACCTTCACCTTATCACCAAGAGCAAACTGCATTTTCTTTCTCTCTTTCTTTCTTCCTATTATACCTATCAATTTTTGCTTGTCAATACCCTTACGGAAGATACATATCGCTCACAACGTTACCGTTATCGTCAATCACAATCTCCCCACCATCATCGCAAAACCCGATTTCCTCGTCGATACTGATGGCATTGTTGAGAGATCGAACATGGCTGAGAAGATCACCAGCGAAAACAACCTCTCCAACCAGAGAGGGCATATCGTTGTTGTTCAGGAAGTTGGTCAGTTCAGCAACAGTGTTCAGCGTGATCATTTTCATTCCCTTTTCTTTATCGTTCCCTTTTCTCTTATATCGACATTATACAGAGTATTCTTTAGGTTGCAAGCGAAATTTTTGGAATTTTTCAAATATAATTTCATGCCAAAACAAAAGAATATTTTCTCTTAAACATTATATTAGCCCTAAGTCTATATATGGTAAGTACTTACAGCAAATTTTTGCGGCCGCGTTCGTCGTAAGTCGTTTAGCAGTAAGAGTTTACGTCAAGTTTTAGAGAATCGTACCATCGCCACGAATACGATACATAATTCCACCAATGCTATAGAGGCTAATGCCTTCGCCCATATGCTGAACAAATGTTGCGGAATATCCATGATGTGCAACTAGGCGGCGAATGGTGTGTTGTACTTGAATGGTCATTTCTTTTCCTTTTTCTCTTGTGTTGATTCTATTATAGTTTATCGGCTAAGTGTTTGTCAATACCTTAGAAAACCTGCGAATTGTATTCCGATTCCAGCATGATTTCGTCAACGTTCAGCCATTCCCGACATACCTTAGAACCACCACCAATTATGTATCCAACATACTCAACTTGAACTTTATCCCCGTCCAACCCTACAACAACACCATCCTCTTCCGGAACGTCAAACACAAAGTTCCACACCACCACATCTCCCAGCTTGATTTCGTTGTTGTTCATTTTCTTGTCCTTTGCGTTATCGTTCTCTTTGTGCTTTAATTATACAGTATTTATCGACGCTTTCAAGAGAAATCTTTGCAATTTTTCGAATATAATTTCATGCCAAATGAGAAAAATTTTTGCAGCACGGTCTTTGCGTCAAAAATCATCATAAATCCTTGTGGCATAAGGAGTTACATAAAATTTTGCGGAGTATAATGATCCTAAGTTGTTATGCCACATAGGTTTAGGGAAGAGGGGGTTTTTTTGTTTTACTTATCATATCATCAGAATTTCCGCAAATCCTGGGGTGGTCCATACATAGTCCAGGCCCTATAAAATAATTAGCCAGTTTAATAGCCACTATTTATAAACTTTACCACTCCATATAGAGTTACCGTCCACAACCACCCTAACACTATTCTCCCCGCTCTTAAACCACCTAGGAGCTAGCTTCATATTAAATCCATGGTAACTAGAACCTAAAACTTTTCTCAAATCCCCCCTATAACCATTAGCAGTACCACTTTTTACCACCACATCATTTATAACCACACTAACCACCACAGACTTGTTTCCCCTATTTTCACTAAAAGCCCATCCCTTAATTCTTTTTAAGGATAAAATTTCCACATTTCCTATAGGAGTACTAATCACCGGCATACTAATAGAAACCGGAGTCTTTATGGGTTGTGAAACATTAAAAACCAGACTCTTATTCAAGACCCCACCACTTACCGACCTATCTGCTAAACTATTATTTTTTTCTACAGTACTAAATATATAACTTTTAACTTCATCAATATTCCATGAAGGATTCTGAGATTTTAAATATCCCACAGCACTAGATACTCTAGGAGCAGCAGCACTAGTACCAGCAAAATATCTATAAGTATTATTAGGAAAAGTAGTATTTACCCCATTAGCAGGAGCCCCCAAATCTACACTCTTTTTTCCATAATTAGAATATGAGGTCAAATAATTCTGATCAGTCACCGCCGCAACATTAATAATATTAGAGCTATCATAAGATCCAGGATATCGTGGAACAGCATCAGTATCAGAGCCACTATTACCAGCAGCAACCACAAAAGCTATATCATTAATTCCAGCATTATTGATAGCAGCATACAATAAACTAGAATATCCTAATCCCCCACCCCAACTAGCATTAATAGCACTCACATTAACTCCATATTCTTTTTTCATTAATGTCGCATATTCTATAGCTTTTATAGCTTCTCCAGTAAATCCCAGTCCCTGATTATTTTGAAATCTCAACACCATGATACTACTAGTATTATTTGAAACAATTAATCCTGCTACAGCTGTACCATGACCATACCCATCACTCACATTATTATTATTATCTACAAAATTCCACCCATGAATATCATCAACATATCCATTATTATCATTATCAACATTATCGCCAGCAATCTCTCCAGGATTGGTCCACAATCTATCAGACAGATAAGGATGACTAATATCTGCACCACTATCAACGATTGCTACCACACTAGACAAAACAGTTCTAGATTCTAGGTTCTCTAAGGATAAAACGTGTTGTTTCATATCGAGTCCTTTCGGGTTGAGAATCCAGTCACAACATATAGTGGTTTATACCCGGCGTCGCCACAAGATCAAGGGTGTGTATAAAAAAAGAGACAAACACTTCTGCTTGTCTCCTTTTCTTATTGTGCTAGTTTATTGTTATAGATTAATAATTATATTCATTCCAATTAGTATAGTAATAACCATAATTCTGTGGATAACTATAGTAATGAGAATAATTCATAAAAAACTGGCCAACCACCGGTCTATACTCTATCCTATTCTCCACCACAGGAACAAACCTCTGTTGCTGCACAATAACAGGAATATATTGATTTCCATAAAGAAAATATGGTGGATAAACTACCACTGGAACTGGTTGAATAGTAGCATGATTATACTTTATCCAACATGGACCAGCTCCCATACTACAAAATACCACCAACAGAATACAAAAACTATTGAATAATTTATTCATTATAGATTTTCTCCATTAGCTTCAAATGTTTTAATTTTGGAAGGACGACCACGAGGCTTCTTTAAACTTAATTTTCTTCTTTGACGACGAACCATAGCTGTTGTTATAGTTTGTCCTGTCATCTCACTTAACTTAGATGCTAAAACCTCATCACAAATTAGATTATGATTTTTACCAATAAAGTCGGTTTCTGCACTAGTCCACTTCTTATAATTAGCCATAATTCCTCCAGTATATAAATTTATATTGACTAAAAAGCCATCAACACTACTATATTAGTGTATTGATAAGTTTTGCGCAAGGAGATCTTATGAAAAACGATGAATTTAATTTAATAGACTCCGTTTTAATCGTCAAAGCATCAGGATCTTTATCTGAAGATATTCAGGAAGAATTAAAATTACCAGAAGGAAAAACTATAGCCAGTTTAATAAATGAGCAAGAAGAAAAAGAATAAAGATATTTTACCAAATGGTGTTACTGAAGATGAATTTTTAATAGTATTGGATAATATTAGCAAAAGATTGGGTTATAAATTTCGTTTCGGATACCATGATTTTGATGATATGAAACAACAAGCCGCCATATTTGCTATGGAAGGTTTGCAAAAATATGATCGTAGTCGCCCCTTGGAAAACTTTTTATGGACCCATGTGAGAAATAGACTATTTAATTTCAAAAGAAATAACTATCAAAGGCCCGACAAACCTTGCATAACATGTCCACTATTTGATAAAAATTATGCTTGTTCTACCAATCAATGTTCAAAATATTTAAACAAAGATGATTGTGCCCCTTATGCAGCATGGGCCAATAGAAACGAAGCTAAAAAGAACATTATGCAACCGTCCCATATTGATCAAGATTTATCCATTCCTAATTTACAAATATCTGATTCTACCAATTTTATTCAGAATAAAGAAATTATATCTTTTTTAGATGAAAATATTCAGTCAGAATTTAGAGAGTCATATTTAAAATTAAAACACGGCTCCAATATTCCAAAACAACAACTAATAAAACTACAAAAACATATTGCGCAATTAATGGAGAATAAAAAATGGGAAATTCAGCCCCCAAAAAAAGAGGACAATTAAGCTTAGATGAAGAACAATATATAAGGGAAAATTTTGGTTCGCTATCAGTAGAACAAATAGCTTCATCACTAAATAGAAGTACCGCCCCTGTTCAAAGATATATTACAGAAAATAAACTATTAATATCAGATAGTGATAAAAGCACCCAAGAATTTTTAAAACAAAAATTACACAGCAAAACATTTTGGCCCGAAATAACCAGACAGTTTGATGATGATAACGGAGAAAGAGCGTATTTTGAAGATACCTGGATTGGACTTATTAAACAGTTTCGTGAAGACGTTTTACCAGCAGAAGAGCTTCAGATTAAACAGTTTATCACTATAGATATTCTTATTAATCGAAGTATGAAAGAAAGAAAAAGACATATTGCTGAAACTGATAAATTACAAAAACTAGTAGACAAAGAATATGAAAAAGTAGAAACTGACAGAGACATTCCCAAACTTGCTAATATGGAAACTCAATTAAGTTTTGCACGAAATAGTATTGCTAACTATACTAATGAATATACTAAACTATTAAATGAGCAGCAGAAGATTAGTAAAGATTTAAAAGCTACCAGAGAGCAAAGAATCAAAAGAATAGAGGACGGGAAAAGTAGCTGGACAGGCTTAATACGAATGTTAGAAGACGAAACTATCAGAGAAAAAGAAGGACGAGAAATGGAGATTTTGTCATTAGCTACTGAAAAAAGTAAAAGCAAACTACAAGAATACCATACCTATGAAGATAATATAATAGATAAGCCATTTTTAACTCCAGAGTCTGTATTAGAGGAAAATAATGAGTAAAAAAGCTATAATAACAGGAGTCACAGGACAAGACGGTTCATATCTGGCCGATCTACTATTAGAAAAAGACTATATAGTAGTAGGCTTACATAGACGATGTAGTTCTAATAATTTTAGTCGTATTAATCATCTAATAGATAAACCAAATTTTATTTTAGAAGAATTTGATATTACAGATCCTAGTGGATGCTCAAGAGTTATAGACCAGCACAAACCTGATGAAGTTTACAATCTTGCTGCACAAAGCCATGTTGGTACCAGTTTTAGTCAGCCCCTAACAACTTTTAGTATCAACACTTTGGGAGTTACCAATCTACTAGAAGCTATAAGATTATTATCTCCATCAACTAAATTTTATCAGGCCAGCACCAGCGAAATGTTTGGGAGAAATTATTCAGTAAATGAAAATCATACCAAGTTCCAAAATGAATTAACGGCTATGCTACCTCAAAGTCCATATGGAGCATCTAAGCTAGCTTCTCATCATATGGTTTATATTTATAGAACATCTTATAGTTTATATGCTTGTTCGGGTATACTCTTTAATCATGAAAGTCCTCGTCGTGGCGAAAACTTTGTTACTAGAAAAATTACCAAGTATATCGGTCAATTAGTAAATAACAAAATTGATAAAAACGAAAAATTAAAACTAGGAAATATTAGAGCCAAAAGAGACTGGGGCCATGCGAAAGACTATGTTTATGGTATGTATTTAATGTTGCAAAAACAAGAACCGGATGATTATATATTATCAACAGGTCACACATATTCTGTGGAAGAATTTTTAAATAAAGCTTTTAGTTTAGTCAACTTAAATTATTTAGACCATATAGCTATTGATCCTGCTTTTTATCGTCCTTGTGAAGTAGACTACCTTAAAGGAGATTCTTCTAAAGCAAAAAATAAACTTAATTGGCAACCATCAATTTCTTTTGATGCTCTAGTAGAAGATATGGTTAGTAGTGATATAAGAGTATATAAAAATGCGTCGTAATTTTGATGATCCCCAATATAAGAAGTGGCGTAAACAAGTTTATACTAGAGATAAATTTCAGTGTAGATGGCCTAATTGTAATAGTAAAAAAAGATTAAATGCTCATCATATAAAAACTTGGGCCGGTTTTCCAGGATTAAGATTTGATCCAAATAATGGTATAACCTTGTGTAAAGCTCATCATGACCTTATTAAAGGTATGGAAGAAGAATATAGTTTTTCATTTTTAATGATATTGTTAAAGGATAAAAAATGATCACTTTTGACCCCCCAATCACTATAAAGCAGCCCCCATATACCAACCCCACAACAAATAAGGTTATAACTCCAGAACCCAAAGTTCTAACCTCATTAGATTTGGTTTATATTGATAATCCTCAAAGGAAAACTGTAGTAGCAAACTCAGAGTCTTTACCCCTAAATTTTCTAATTTTTTCTGCACAATCCTATGATGATGCTGGAGACTGGACCCAAGAACAGGCAGAAGCTATAGTTAAAATTCAGATGGGTAAAGATCCCCAGACTTATCTTCAAAACAAGTTTCCGGTTACTATGGAGCAACATCCTAACGGACCAGGATCTGTTTTATCGGGCATGTTAAAAACTCTTGGTATTAATCCTACTCCTAATTGCTCTTGTAGGCAAAATGCTATTAATATGAATATTAAAGGACCAGATTGGTGTGAACAAAATATGGATACTATTATTGGTTGGCTCAAAGACGAATCAACAAAAAGAAATCTGCCTTTTATAGATATGGTAGCTAGAGCTATGGTAAAAAAAGCTATCAAAACTTCCAGAAGATTACTAGCCAAAGAAAGTGTGGTTAATGTCGAAACATGATGACTTTACTATCATTGTTGATACAAGAGAACAACAACCATGGACATTTACGGAATATTCTGTTGCTAATAAAAAGCTAGATACTGGAGACTATAGCATAGAGGGCTTGGAGAATTTATTAGGCATTGAAAGAAAAAAAAGTATCAGCGAATTTGCTAATAATATTGTTGAAAGTAGATTCAAAGATGTAATATTAAGAATGAGCCAGCTTAAATATTCATTTTTATTATTAGAGTTTGATTTAGAAGACATATTAATCTATCCTCGTGGCTCAACAGTGCCTAAAAGAATGTGGGATAAAATTAAAATATCTCCAGCATTTATTATCAAACACATTTTGGAATTACAAATTAATCATAATATTAAAATTGTTTTTTGTGGTAATGCAATTAATGCTCAAAAAATAGCAGAGCATATTCTTAAAAAGGTGAACTACATTGAGCGATTTACAAAAAAAGATATTTGATAATGCTTGGCTAGGTCTTGGAGACCTTAATTCATTAGCAATACCTAATAATCTAATGATTAATAGATCTGAACAGGATATAGCATACCCTGATGTTCATCTATTAAAGATTATGAGAAATACAAAATACATAGGAAGTACAGTTAAGCTTCTTTTCGATATAGAATTACATCCTATCCAGATAGCAATATTGCAAGAGTTTTGGCATAGATCTTTTCCTATGTTCGTAGCTAGCCGTGGTTTTGGTAAGTCTTTCCTGATGGCTTTATATTGTGTTCTTAAATGCACTTTCGTACCCGGTACAAAAATAGTAGTAGTTGGTGCAGCTTTTAGACAGAGTAAAATTATATTTGAATATATGGAAACAATATGGAGAAATAGCCCTATTTTACGGAGTATTTTTAATAGCAATGATGATGGACCTCGAAGAGATGTTGATAGATGTACTATAAGACTCGGAGATAGTTGGACGATTGCTATTCCTTTGGGAGATGGATCAAAAATTAGAGGATTAAGAGCGCACATTATTATTGCTGATGAGTTTGCTTCTATTAGTCCGGATATTTATGAAACAGTAGTATCCGGATTCGCTGCTGTATCTGCTAGTCCTATTCAGAATGTTAAAGATCAGGCAAAAAAACAAGCGATGATAGATGCCGGAATATGGAATGATGAATTAGAATCTTTAAATATTAAAATGAGCAATCAGGCTATTATTTCTGGCACAGCTGATTACTCTTTTAAACACTTTGCCAATTATTGGAAAAGATACAAAGGTATTATAGAAAGTAAAGGAGACGAGCAGAAACTAAAAGATATTTTTAAAGGAGAAATTCCGGATAATTTTAATTGGAAAGACTATTCTATCATTCGTGTTCCTTATGAATTAATACCAAAAGGATTCATGGATGACAAACAAGTATCTAGAGCTAAAGCTACTATACATACTGGAATATATAATATGGAGTATGCTGCTTGTTTTATTTCTGATAGTGAGGGATTTTTTAGACGAAGCTTGATAGAAAGCTGTGTTGTTTCGGATACTAATCCTATTCTGATAGATAATAAAACCATTCTTTTTGAAGCTTCGACTAAAGGAAATACTAATTGCTCGTATGTATACGGAGTAGACCCTGCCTCAGAACAGGACAATTTTAGTATTACTATTATAGAAGTTCACCCAAATCATAATAGATTAGTATACTGCTGGACAACAAATAGAAATAATTTTAAAGAAAGACTTAAAAAAGGATTGGCACAAGACCATGATTTTTATGGATTTTGCTGTCGTAAAATTCGTAATCTTATGAAAACTTTTCCTTGTGCCAGACTAGGCATAGATGCTCAAGGAGGAGGTGTCGCAATAGAGGAGGCTCTACACGACCCGGCCAAGCTCGAAGATGGTGAGCATTTAATATGGCCAGTTATAGAAGACTCATCCACTAAAGATACAGATTCTCAACCAGGATTACACATTATAGAACTAGTACAATTTGCTAAAGCAGACTGGACAGCACAAGCTAATCACGGTTTAAGAAAAGACTTAGAAGATAAAGTATTATTGTTTCCTAGGTTCGATAATTTAACTTTAGGATTAACAATGCAAAAAGACGGTAAAGATATTATAGAAGATGAAATGAATCCTATTTATGATAATTTAAGCGAGTGTTTGTTGGAAATAGAAGAATTAAAAAATGAATTGACCACAATTGTTATGACACAAACAAGTACTGGTCCTAATGCTAGAGATCGATGGGATACTCCTGAAATTAAATTACCTAATGGTAGAAAAGGAAGATTGAGAAAAGACCGCTATAGTTCATTAGTAATAGCAAATATGCTGGCTAGACAAATGAATAGAAGTTTAAAAAATATAGAATATGAGATTATAGGAGATAATGCTCGAAATTCTAATATAAAAGCAGACGGAAATATGTATAGAGGACCAGAATGGTTCACTAACAATGCTAATTCTGACATTTATTTAGGACTATATAAAGAATAAAGAATAAAGTGTGTATATTACAGTATTCTCGATTCAAATATAATCTAATCACAATACAATTATAAATAATTATGGCTAATAAAAAAAATTCTAAACAAAATGCTATTAATAATGCGGCCATTCCCCAATCAGATGCTTATGTTACATGGGGAGAGGATTTAGCCAGTAAACAAGAAGCTTTTAAAAAATCTGGAGAATCTTTAGAAGAATTTGTTGGTTTAGCATCATCTTCAGAAAAAGCAGTAAGTATGAGAAGATACGGATTGGACTATTCTAATTTAGATGGTCTTACTGGTAGCAGACCCGGATTTACCAAATCTGACTATGATTATTTTAGACCAGATGAAGCGGTTCCACAAAGAGTAAAGGAAATTCTAAAAAGAGCTGACGATATTTATCAAAGAGTTGGTTTAGTCAAAAACGTGGTTGATCTTATGGGAGATTTTGCTACTCAAGGAATCAGAATAGTTCACAAGAACAAAAGAACAGAAAGATTTTATCGTCGCTGGTTTAAAAAAATAGAAGGAAAAGATAGATCTGAAAGACTAATAAATAATTTATACAGATCTGGTAATGTTGTTATAGATAGAAGAACAGCAAAATTAACTTTAAAATCTGGAGTACAACTATATCAAAGTCTAGGTACTGCTGATACTATCGTTAGCGATATTGATCAGAACTCTCCCTCTGTTGAGAAAAGAGAAATTCCTTGGAAATATACTTTTATAGATCCTGTATTTGTTGATGTTGCTGGAGGGTCTTTATCGTCATTTTCTAATAAGAAAAATTATGTCTTACAACTACCGGCGTCTTTGAGTAAGGCTATAAATACTCCTAAAACACCAGAAGAAAAATTAGTTGTAGAATCATTACCTCAGCAAATTATAGACGCGGCAAAAACTAAAAAACCATTTCCTTTGGATCCTGATAAAACTATAGTTTGCCACTATAAAAAAGACGATTGGCAGTCTTGGGCTTTTCCTATGATATATTCCATTATGGACGATATAACTATTGTAGAAAAACTTAAATTAGCAGATATGGCGGCTCTTGACGGAGCTATTTCTAATATTAGGATTTTTAAATTAGGTAATCTAGAACATAGAATTATTCCTACTAAAGCAGCAACATCTAAATTAGCACAAATACTAGGAAATAATGTTGGTGGTGGTACTATGGATATTATTTGGGGTCCAGATATAGAAATGTTAGAGTCTAAGACCACTGTTCATCAATTTTTAGGAGAAGCCAAATATATACCCCATATGAATAATGTTTATGCTGGCTTAGGTATTCCTCCCACATTAACAGGAACTTTTGCTTCCGGTGGTACAACGAATAATTTTATTTCATTAAAAACATTAACACAAAGATTACAATATGGTAGAGAAGTATTAACAAAATTTTGGGAAAATGAAATTATGTTAGTACAAAAAGCAATGGGTTTTAAGTATCCAGCTAAGATAGAATTTGATAGAATGGATTTATCTAACGAAGATTCAGAAAAAGCACTACTAATACAACTAGCTGATAGAAATCTTATATCCGACGAATTATTACAAACTAAATTTGGCATGGATCCTGATATGGAGAAGAGTAGACTTAATAGAGAAAACAGAGAAAGAGATAGCGAGAGAATGGTTCAAAAAGCCGGTCCTTGGTTCGATCCTACTCCAGAAAATAGTCTTAAAAAGATTGCTTTACAGACAGGGGTAGTGGCTCCTAGTCAGGTAGGTCTTGAATTAGAGAAAAAGAAATCTGGTGAACAAAGTGCTCTTCAAATGAAAGTACCAAGTTCACCAACCAAGTTGGCAAACGATTCTCCTGAATCGTTGCCTGGGCAACCAGGACAGGGAAGACCAAAAACTAGCAAAGATCAAGAAAAGCGAAAAACTAAAGTTTTCAAACCTCAAACAGGCGCAGGTTTAATGATTTGGGCGAATAAAGCTCAAGATAAAGTTAGCGAGATACTTAATCCTATTTTATTAGAATTTTATAATAAGAAAAATTTAAGAAGTCTTTCTTCAGTAGAATCCCAAGAGATAGAAAATATAAAAACAAAAGTATTATTTGGACTAGATCCATTTTCAAAAGTTGGTCAAGACACGATCTTTGAATCTTTTGCAAAGATAGACTCTGAGAACCAAACACACCTAGTAGTTGCTTATAAATTATGGCTAAAAAACATAGAAAATGATTTAAACTATAGCTTAACTGTGGATGAACAAAAACAAGCTAAAGCATCATTTTACTCTACGGTGTATATTAGCAACGCATAAACATCATCAAATAAGGTATAAATAATGAAAATTTTTCAGCAAGAAATTTCGGATGGTCTTGAGCATAAACTCCAAACATCTGCATCAATTTGTTATGCTTCTGCTGTTTCTCCTTCTTCTATAATAGATAAAAAACATATTAAAAATATGAATAAAAGTTTAGCATCTATTAATGATGGCGATTTATACTATTTACAATCTATTTTAGTTACTACATCATGGAATAAAAATGATGATATTTTTGATAAAGAAGAGGTCTGGGCGGCTAGAAATAGCCCAGAGGACAAACCAACAAATCTAGAACACGACGAGAGTACCATTATCGGTCATATTACATCAAATTGGCCAATAACAGAAAATGGAGAGCTCATCAGTGAGGAAACCCCAGCGTCAGAACTACCTGCAAAATATCATATTTTAACAGGATCCGTTATCTATAAAGGGTTTTCTATACCAGAACTACAAGAAAGAACACATAAACTAATATCAGAAATAGAAGAAGGTACTAAATACGTTAGTATGGAGTGTTTATTTACTGGTTTTGATTATGGATTAGTTAATAAAAGTACTGGAGAGTATAAAGTTTTAGCTAGAAATGAAGAAACAGCATTTTTAACAAAATACCTTAGAGCATATGGTGGAGTAGGAGAACATCAAGACTATAAAATTGGTAGAGTTCTAAGAAATATTAATTTTTCTGGTAAAGGATTTGTTGACAAACCAGCTAATCCAGATAGTATAATTTTATCGAATAATCTTGTAACTAAAGCTAATGAAAATTTTTCTAACGAAAAAAATACAGTTTTACAAGATATGGGTGTATCAAATAAAGTGTCCAACCTTAATGCGGAGAACATTACTATGAATTCAGAAGATACTACAGCAACAGTACAAGCATCAGATTGTTCAGAAGCTCACGCTCAAATTGTAGAACTACAGAACAAGGTTGTTGCTCTAGAAGCTGAAGTTAATACCAAAACAGAATCAGCAAATACAACATTTGCCAGTCTCGAAGATCTCAAAAAGCAAAACGAAGATCTTATTCAGGCCAATGAAAAATTAGGCCAAGATCTTGAAGGTGCCTCAGAAATTATAACAGCATATAAGAACAAAGAACAAGAGATGGCTAAGAAAGAAAAGAAAATGAAGAGAGTTGCTGCTCTAGTTGAACTTGGTATCGATTCTGAGACAGCAACATCAACAGCTGATAAGTTTGAGTCATTAGACGACGAAACTTTCGCTACTATGACCTCTGTTTTTGCTAAAACTCTTCCTCCTTTTCTTAAGAAAAAAGATAAAGAAAAAGATAAAGAAGAAGATAAAGAAGAAGAGAAGACTGCTTCAAAAAAAGATAAACCAGCAGACGAAGATTCAAAAGATCAAGAAGATGCTGATTCAGGTAAAAGCACTAAATCCTCAGTAGATATTGAAGCTCTCGACACTGTTGAAGTTGAAGATAGCGTTAGTCTCAGTATTGGTGGTCAGGTTGAATCAGCCGTTGAAACAACACGCGCCGCCTTGGTTGAATTTATTTCTAGTAGACTCGGTAAAAAACTCTAAAATTAATAGGGAGAAATCAAATGGCTCTTAAACCACATCGTGTTGAATCATACACAGACGTATCCAATTTCATTAACACTGCATCAGAAAGAGGCGGTATTGTAGTACACGTTTCTTCTGGTAGCGGCGTAGCCCTAGATGATGCTCTAAGTCTAGTAGCATATCCTACTGGCACTCCTAGTGGCACAAAACCAGCAGGCTTGCTACTAAATGATGTTGTTAGTTATGATCTAACTAGACAGCATCTTAACTGGTACAGAGACGAGGTTCCAGTTGGTGGCAAAGCTACAGTCTTGCGTCAAGGTCAAGTAACAACTAACCTTGTTGCCAATGGTGTTACTCCAACTGCTGGGGCTGACGCTTACTATGATGGCAGTGGTTATTTAACAACCACAAGCACTAATAGTGTTAAGGTCGGTAGATTCCTTAGTGTCCTTGATGCAGACGGTTACGTTAAAGTAGATATCAACATTACCTGATAAGGGAGAAAGCAATGTCATCGAAAACGCAAAAATTTCAGCCCGCTCCAGAATTAACTGAACTTTTAGTTCGTTCTGGTTCACCAAATAGAGAAGTAGCCCTAGCTGCTAATGCAGAAATTGCTAAAGCACTAGAGCTTCCATTGAGAAAGGGTCTACTCAGTGGTGATATTTTAAATGGTATTTTCGAGCCAATTCAATTAGCTCAAAATGCTACTCCAGAATTTCCATTAGACTTCCTAGCTCCAGGTACAGAAAAGGACTTTGTTGCCTATACTGTTCCTAATCATGGCTATATTCCAGAGCGTCATGTTGAGAGCGATTACGTCATGGTACCAACCTACGACGTTGGCTCTTCAATCGACTATCTCTTAAAGTATGCCAGAGATGCCCGCTGGGACGTTGTGGGTCGTGCTATGGAGGTTCTAGAAGGCTCCTTTGTTAAGAAGATGAACGATGACGGTTGGCATACTGTTCTAGCTGCTGGTGTTGATCGTAACATCGTAGTTTATGATAGTGATGCTAATACAAATCAGTTTACAAAGAGACTTGTTAGCCTCATGAAGACCGTTATGCGTCGTAACGGTGGTGGTAACTCAGCATCTAATAACAGAGCTATCCTAACAGACCTTTACGTTTCTCCAGAATCTATGGAAGATATTCGTAACTGGGGTATCGATCAGATCGACGAAATTACTCGTCGTGAGATCTATACAGCTGCTGACGGTACTCTTAATCGTGTGTTCGGTGTTAATCTTCATGATCTAGATGAACTAGGCGTTGGTCAAGAATATCAGCTATTCTATAGTAATATTCTTTCTGGCGCACTACCCGGTACTAAGAGTGAAATCGTTGTTGGTCTTGATCAGAGCAAGAACGATACATTTATTATGCCAGTTCGTCAAGAGGTTCAAATCTTCGAAGATGATACACTACATCGTCAGAAGAGAGCCGGTTTCTATGGTTGGTCAGAGCACGGTTTTGCTGTTCTCGACAACCGTAGAGTTGTTCTTGGCGCTCTATAATTTAATTAGCTATATTAATAGCGAAATAAAAGAAGGCTGGCTTTGCGCCGGCCTTTTTTTTTGGGTGTATCTTATTATAGATCGATCAAAATAACTTTTTAAATATAGGGCGACAACTATGGCAGCGGCCAAATATGATTTCGCTATAGAGCAAGGTACGTCTTTTAGACTATCTTTGATATATAAAGATGCTAGTGGAGCTCCTGTGAATTTGACTGGTTGGTGTGCAAGAGTTATTTGGAAAACAAATAGTACTACTACTCAAATATTTTCATCTAATAATAATAATCATGATGTTTATAGATTCGAGATAGATGAACCAAATGGAAAGTTAACACTTTTATTCCCCTCAACAACTACTAATAGTTTTAATTTTAGTACAGCTAAATACGATCTTGAACTACAAAGTCCAGACGATCTATATAATGGAGGAGGGAAATATACTACTAGAATTCTTTATGGAGTTATAACTATTGTAAAAAGATTTAGTCAAATTTCATCCAATATGGATTGTAATATATGAGCAATTTTATAGTTGAAATTACTGATCCTCAAGTGTATACAATAGATATTGAGACTAGTTTTGTTGATAATATTAATAATATTGAAATACAAAGATATGATCAATATAATATTGATGTAATTAATGTTGAAAGAATACTTCCTAGTGATTTACCAGACTATCCAGTTAATAGAATAATTGGTGATTTTCCAGTAGCAAGAATTAGTGGATTAGCAGAATATTTAGATAATTATCATTTTGATTGTGGCTCGCCCTGATTATGAAATAATGGAGAAATAAAATGCCAGTTCAAACAAAAGTACAATTAAGAAGAGGTTCGTCAGTTCAATGGGCCTTATCTTCTGATGCTTTATCAGCAGGAGAAATAGGATATGATACAACACTAAAGAAATTTAAAATTGGAGACGGATCAACAGTATGGAGCAGTTTAGATTGGGCCACAACATTACCAACAGAATTAAATGAAATTATTGATGATAGAGTAGCAAACTTACTAACCGGGGCAGGTGCTCCCGGAAACGGAGCATATGATAGCAATATCGTATTTTCCTATGAGGACGATAATGTTTTCAATGATCAGCTTATGGTTGGTCTTAATAGAGATCTCACAGGAATCAACAGTATAACGAGCAGCGGAACTGGCGCTGCTAATTTTACGCTAAATGCTGCTAATATTAGTGTTACTGGTAATTTAACCGTTGGTGGTAGCGGTTTACTTGCTAGTAATATTAATGATTTTAACACTGTTGTAAGAACTAATCGTTTGGATCAAATGGCTGCCCCATCAGGATCAGTATCTTTAAATAGTCAAAAAATTACATCATTAGCTACCCCAACATCTGATAGTGATGCTGCTACTAAAGCTTATGTTGATGCTGCTCGTAGCGGATTAGACGTTAAACAGAGCGTTAGGGCGGCCACCACAGAGAATATAACGTTGAGTGGCGCTCAAACTATTGATGGTGTAAATATTGTGTCTGGTGATAGAGTATTAGTAAAAGATCAAAGTGTTGGTAGTCAAAATGGTATTTATACTGCTGCTGTTGGAAGCTGGAGTCGCTCATCTGATGCTGATAGTGATACTGAAGTCACCGCAGGCATGTTTACTTTCGTAACAGAGGGTTCTACAAATAGTGATAGCGGTTGGGTTTTAACAACCAACGATACTATTACACTAGAATCCACAAGCCTAACCTTTGCTCAATTTAGTGGTGCTGGTCAAACTACTGCCGGATCTGGTTTAACTAAAACTGGTAATACAATAGATATTGGTACCGCTAGTTCTTCTAGAATTGTTGTTAATGCTGATAGTATAGATTTAGCAACAGTAAGTAGATCTGATAGTAGCGGTTCAGCAGGAAGCACATTTCTACAGTCTGTGACCACAGATTCTTATGGTCGAGTAACAAGCTCAGTATCAGGAGTTTTTCAAGACGCCTCAACATCTGTTAAAGGAATAGCATCTTTTGATAGTGGAGATTTTAGTGTAAGTTCGGGAGCAGTAACTATTAAAGCTAGTGGAGTAGATAATAGTCAATTGGTTAATAGTAGCATAACAGTTGGCTCAAGTTCCGTTTCATTGGGTGACACTTTGACAAGTATTAATGGTTTAACTAGTATAAGTGGAGTTAGTGCTGGTAGTCCAACAATTCTTTACTATTGTGCTATAGATGGTGGAACTCCCTGATATTAGGAATTTAGAGCTATGCCAGTTAATAATTTAATACAAATTAGAAAAGGATCATTCTCTGAATGGTCTAGCACCAACTCAGTTCTAGGAAGTGGAGAACCGGGATTTGATATATCACATAGTATCTTAAAAATTGGAGATGGCGTTAATAATTGGTCATCTCTAACCCCCCTAACATCCAATGTCCCTTTATATGTAAAAAATACAACAGGATCCCCGATGACTAAGGGTCAAGCTGTTTATATCAATGGCGCCCAAGGAGATAATCCAACAATACAATTAGCTATAGCTTCTGGAGAAAGTTCTTCTAGCAAAACATTAGGATTATTACAGCAGAATTTATCAAATAATGAATTTGGGTATGTTACAGTAGAAGGACTGCTAGAAGGAATAGACACCAATTCTGCAGCAGTAGCTGGAGATACTATCTGGTTGTCTCCCACGGTTTCTGGCGGTGTAGTGTACGGCACATCAAACAAACCATCCGCACCAAATCATATGGTGTTTATAGGATATGTATTAAGAAAACAATCTAATAATGGTAAAGTATATATCAAAGTACAAAATGGTTTTGAGTTAGAAGAATTACATAATGTAGCTATTAGTGGAGTTAGTAATAATCAAACATTAATTTATAATAGTGCGAGTGGGCTTTGGTTGAATAAAACTCTTGATAGTTCATATATTAATAATTTTGATGAGAGTGTTCAAGATGTTGTTGGTTCTGGATTTTTAATTGCTGGTAGTGGAATAACTCTTGATTATAATGATAGTGCTAATACTTTAACTATTAGTAGTAGTGGAACAGGTGGCGGCGGTGGAGTTAGCATAACTAATTATGCTAATAATAGAATATTAACATCTGATGGAACATCAACAGGAATAAATGCTGAGACTAATTTAACTTTTGATGGAACTAGTTTAAAAGTTAATAATATTGATGTTAGTGTTAGTGGTCATTTTCATACTAGTTCTAATATTAGTGATTTCATTGATGCTGTTAATAATATTATAATTCATCCATTTCTTTTAGGAGGTATGTAAATGCCGCAAACATACAAAGTACTCGGGCAATCCAATCCGGCTGCCAGCACACTGACAACGCTTTACACGGTTCCATCAGCTACGCAGGCCGTAGTCAGCACCGTAAGCATCTGCAATTTGGGCGTGTCAACGACTTTTCGTATCGCGGTCCGTCCGGCCGGTGAGTCAATAAGCAACAAACATTACATCGTTTATGATACTTCCGTAAACGCGAATGATTCGTTTTATTTGACGCTTGGAATCTCACTGGCGGCAACCGACGTTGTGTCGGTATTCGCCGGGACCGCCAACGTGGCGTTTTCTTTGTTCGGGGCGGAGATCACCTAATGGCTATTACAACTGAATCACGGCCGCGGTTGGCAAGCAATCGCAATTTGCGATCAGCCACGGCTGTCACATCAAACCTAACAACATGGGTACGACCTGCCGATTGGCTCGCCCTGCCAGACGTTACCGGCCAGCAGCGATTCGCGGGTCTGTATCGCATTGACCCCGAAAGCAATTTCGTCGCGCTCTCTGCGGCTGCCGCGTACACGGTCGATTGGGGCGACGGCACCACGACGAACCACGCAACCGGAACGACCGCCTACAAGCAGTACGATTACGCCACGATTAGCAGCGCGGGCGAATCGACGCTGGGATATCGCCAAGTCGTCATTCAGGTCTATCCGCAAGGAGCGGCAAACCTGACATCGCTAAATTTGCAATCCCGCCACAACCAAAGCGGCCTCAACAGCGCTTATTACGCCGGATGGCTGGACATTGCCGTGAACGGCCAAAGCCTGACATCGCTCACGATTGGCAGCGCCAGCCTTGCGATGCCGTATCTCCAGCAAGTCACAATCGGCCAGCACAACCTCACCAGTATGGCGAGCCAATTTCAAAACTGCTTGGTGCTTCAGTCCGTGCCGCTGTTTTCAACCGGCAGCGTGACGAACATGAGCAATATGTTCCAAGCCTGCCGCACGCTTCAGATAGTTCCACAATTCAATACGGCATCGGTCACAAGCATGGGCGCTATGTTCGCTGATTGCCGCTCGCTGAGATCGATACCTCTCTTCAACACAGTATCGGCAACGGCCATGTTCAGTATGTTCTCGGGCTGTAGAAGTCTCCAGTATGTGCCGCTTCTCAATACAGCAGCGGTCACGAACATGAGTTCAATGTTCAGCGGCTGTAGCTCGCTTCAGTCAGTGCCGCTTTTCAATATGGCGGCCTGCCAAAACATGAGCAGTATGTTCAACGGCTGCACCGCGCTTCAGTCAGTGCCGTTTTTCAACACGGCAGCGGCCACAAACATGAGCAGTATGTTTTTCGCTTGTGCGCAGTTAACTACTGTGCCTCTTTTCAATACGGCTCTTGTCACAAATATGTCCGATATGTTTAACGAGTGCCGCGCACTCACCAGCGTTCCGCTATTCAACACAGCGTCGGTCACAAACATGAGTACCATGTTTCGGCTTTGCGAAGCCCTTACCACTGTTCCTCTTTTCAACACAGCAGCCGTTACTACTTTTCTGAACTTTTTTTCTAGTTGCACCGCGCTTACCACGGTTCCGCTTTTCAATACAGCAGCGGCTCTAAGTACAGTGAATATGTTCACGGGTTGCACCGCGCTTCAGTCAGTACCGCTTTTCAACACAGCAGCCGTCGCTAATATGCAGAGCATGTTCTCCAGTTGCATCTCTCTGGTAAACGCCCCGGCTTTGAACACTTCCGCTGTTACTTCGGGCAATTTCTCGGGAATGTTCAGCGGCTGCTCGTCGCTATCCGCTGCTCCGCTGTCTGGAACAAATCAGAACATCAGCTACGCAGCGTGCAAGTTGTCTCCGGCCGCGCTCAACGCCATCTATACGGGACTGTCCGCGACCGGCAGCGGGAAGACCATCACGGTCACCGGCAACTGGGGAACGGCATCGCATACACCATCAATCGCCACAGCAAAGGGGTGGACCGTAACGGTCTAAAACACGCATGGACACAAGCGGCTTTTACAAGTTTGACCACGACGGTAACGAACTGCTATACGCGCCAAATGCCGTCTATGCGCCGACATTTACGCTTCTGAAAGAAATCCACGCCGAGTATGAGTATCCGCAAGACGGCTGGTATTGGTTTGATAGCGAAGAAGAATGTAGATCTTTTTTTAGTATTGAATAATTATACAATAGAATTTTAATTCCTTATAGGGGTAATTATGCTGGAATAGGTTATTATTATGATGCTAATTTAGACGCTTTTATTCCACCTAAACCAAGTGAAACAGCTACTCTAGATACCAACACATTTACTTGGATCTTATCATAATTTTAGAATATCGGCTAATAACCAATAATGTTACAGATATTGCTATAAGGTGTATTTCTTTAATATATTGTCTTAATTTTATCCATCCCTATACTTTTTAGGAATATTAATAATGTCTTGGCAAATAGAAATTCCATTGATTACTAGAACTCTAATTAATGATTTATCAGATCAGCCACAATATAGCGATGAAAGAATAATACAGCTAGTAACTATAGCTGCTCAATATGTTAAGAGCGAAATTAATCTTGGTAGAACATATAATATAGATATTGTTAATCAAATTATTAGTCCTGATCCTACAAATCCTGATCCTGGTAATCCATTAGCTAGAGACAATGATTATATCGGTTTTATTGCTTTAAAATCGGCCTGTTTATTAGATCAAAGCACACTAAGAACAAAAGCTTTGATGGAAGGAATTAGAGCAAGTTTAGGACCAGCAGCTATTAGTGTTGCAGGAAACATAAGAGCTTATCAGATTTTGCTTGAGCAAGGCCCATGCTCAACATATCAAGAATTGCGTAGTCAATATGAGTTTGGAAACGCTAACGCTATTAGGGCTATGATGAGCCCATTCGTTGGTAACAAGTTTGATCCCAGAGCTATTCAACTCAATCCTTTTAGAAGCAGAGATATTTACTCTTAGTAAATTTTAATTAATCAGAAAGTATTATATGCCAGCAGCGAATTATAATTTTTTAATTGAACAAAGTTCAGATTTTATTATTACTTTTCAGTATACCGATGAAAACGGAGTCTCGGTAGATCTTACAGATAGTTGTGTTAAATTAAGATATTTGACTAACAACCAAATACGGGGTATATTTACGAATGGTTTAGTTGATGGTCTTAGTCCTAATCTTATCACTAATGGTTATGAACTTACCACAACTAATACTGGATTTATTATATTAAGACTAGCTTCTGCTCTTACGTCTACTTATACTTTTGATAATGCTGTTTATGATTTAGATGTACAGTTTGACATAACAGATATCAATGGAACTAGAATTAGTAATACTAGGGTAGCGACTGGCACAATAACAATTGTTAAAAAATATTTTCCATCTATAATAGGATGTGATATATCATCTGGTGAATTAAATATTACTCCTACCCCTACACCAGCCGGATCATCTCCTACTCCAACACCAACACCAGCTTATTCCACGGACCTGTGTTTTCCTGAGTGTATAGATTTAGACGTATATTCAGTAGTATATACCGGATCGTCTATGAATATACCAGATAATAATATTTGTAGCGGTATTATTAGTACTTCGGATTCTAGAAGTATAGAAAATGTAGAAGTAGCAATTAATGGTTTAAGACATAATTCTCCTCAAGATCTAACATTTATTTTGGCCCCGCCCAATGGAAATAAAATTCTATTATCTTCTCATAATAAAATAGGAAACTATAATCCTGGATTTAGTTTTATGTTTTCTAATAAAGCTACAGCAGGGAATTATTTAAATAACATATATTCTGGTGGCGTCTGTTCTATTTTGGATAAAACCAGTAGTATTAAGTTTCAGAATAGCTCTTTAGAACCAGGATTTAATCATCTATTTGGGTCTTCAACAACAGGAAATTGGACTTTATATATAAAAGATGATGATCCTGGAGTTTCTGGTTCTATAGATTCATGGAAGCTTATTATTACATACTTACCAGAGTAAAACATGAATATTATTCAAATACTAAATAGATCTTATATATTATCGGCATCTACATATTATTTGAGTATTGATAGTATTAATACTGATACTAATACTATTAGAATAAAAAAGAATATAGGTTCAGGATCTGTTAATTTACTTATTGATAATAAAATATCTATACAAAAAGAACAGCCTATTATACTATTAATTCAAGAGAGATAATAATGAATCCATTTTCTGACACCATATCTCAACATCTTAAAAATACGTTTAATCAGGCCATAGACAGCTTACTGCAACAAGGGGCATTGACCATACCGTGTAAACTAGTTTATAGCAATACTACTAATAATAATTTATGCAATAATTGTTTTTATGATAATATTTCTAAATTATCTTCTAATTTATATAATAATACCGGCCCACAACCTTTTCCAGATAATACTATTTGTCCAATATGTTTAGGAGCAGGATTATTTCAGAATGATTTTACAGAAATAGTGCATATGGCTGTAATTTTTGATAGTAAATATTTTATGAATTGGTCATCTAAATCCGTACAGATAAGTAGTGGTCTAGTTCAAACTATTTGTAATATTAATTTAATGTCTAAAATTTTAGATGCTAATGAAATTATTTTTGATAATTCAAATAATAATATAAATTATGTTTCTTATGAAAGAGCAGGACATCCAGAGCCTTGTGGTTTTGGAGATAATAGATATATTATAACAATGTGGAAAAATAAATGAATATCACTGTTAGTCTCTTAGAAAGCAGTGCTGATATTAAAGATCAGATACTAGTAGCTATAAAAAATCATATAGAATCTAAACTACCCAAAGCTTCTAAAGCGGCTACAGATAAAATCCATCCATTAATTATAAAAGGATTAAAAGAAGAACCAGAATATCAGTCTTTAGTTGGCGGAGATCTAAGATTAGGGATGGGAATAGCAGATAGCTCTAAAGTAGATGATATTATTGAAAAATTAGCTTCTACTATTAGTATAGAAAATAAACCAATCACAATTGGCTCAAATGGATTGTTGGGTGGATTTGTGATCACAGCTATACATTCAGAAAATTTTAATGGCTTGTTAACAGACGACAGCGCTGTGGTTGTTGATACAGAAAAAGGTTACTCTTTACCGTGGCTTGATTGGTTATTGTTGCAAGGAAATAAAACCATTATTACTGACTATACTATGAAGGTTGGTCCTAATCCAAATTCTAGAACAGGCATGGCTATTATGGTTGAGTCTGATAGAAATTGGAGAGTGCCTCCCTCTTTTGCTGGTACAAAAACTAATAACTGGACAACCAGAGCAATACAACGAATTCAAAAAGAAGTAGAGAATATTATACTTAAGGAAGTTGAAAAAATTATATGAGTACTTTTGATTTTGTAGAAGATATTGGTTCTAGAGGACCAACAGCTAATTTAGAAGATAATCTTAAAAGTTTTCTGGACTGGTCTTTTCTGAATATTGGAGGATTTATAAATATCAATATTCCACCAAGCGGATCCCCCGCCACCCAGCAAAGCCTGCATAAACTAAGACCATCTACCGAAACTGGATACTCTCCTGGTCGAGTATGGGAAACAGCAAGAAAAGATTGGGTTTATGAAACTGGTGTTGTTCATAATAATATTTCCCCGATTCCTATCTCTGGTATTTATGTTAATCAAACATTTTTACCGGCCCCCACAGGAAATAGTCAATATTCATATACTTTAGATTATCCTCTTGGTAGAATTATTTTTAATAACAATATTAATACTAATAGTCAAATTGAGTTAAATTATTCTTCTAGATATATACAAGTATATAAATCTAATGAATCAGTTTGGTGGAAGACTCTAGAGAACATATTTTATAATCCATCTAATTCTAAAGCCAACAATATAAAAGATATAACATCTGTTCATAGAATAGAAATGCCTGCTATAATGATAGAATCTACCCCTAGAGTAGTACTTACTCCTCATGAGCTTGGAACAAGAGCTAATATTATTACTCAGGACGTATTATTGCATATTTTTACAAATAATCCTGTACAAAGAGATAATATTATTAGTATTTTATTATTACAAAAAGATAAGTCTTTAAGACTATATGATATTAATAAGGTGGTCAAAGCAAAAGTTAATCCGGTAGATAACCTGGGACAACCCAATCCTAATAGATTAAATTATGATCAACTTATAAATGATATATTATATAGAGCTAATTATTTTAATATTAGAAACATTTCTATTTCTGAGCTAAATACTATAACCTCTAGCTTATATAATGGTATCTTAAGACTGAGTTTGGAAATTTTTCCATGATTCCGTATATATGGTGTAACTAGTATTAGTCTACAATATGATTGATCAAGACTCTTAAAATTTCTTTAAAAAAATCAATGTCTAGGAGAAATTAATATGCCAGCCACAGCAAATAACAGAATTTTTTACGCCACACAAGCTATTCAATTACAGCCCCAAGACAGAGACGGCACAAAATGGCAAGGCGGAAGCGATTGGATTACCCCACTAGGTATCCAGAGCGCTGGTATGACCACAAACTTTAATTTAGAGCAAGTTTTTACACTAGGTCAACTAGAACTATATGATAACATTGAGAATGTTCCCGAAGTTCAGGTAACACTAAATAAAGTATTAGATGGCACAATGCCACTATATTTAATTTGCATGGGTGGATCTGCTCTTGATGCTAGTGGTAAAAATATTGTAGAACTAGCTAATAATAGAGTTAATTTTAGACTTGGTATATGGCCCGATAATCAGGGCGCTGCTAGCGGCACAGTTCAAAATTATGTTGATTGCAGCGGTATGTATCTATCTAACTTTAGCTATACTATTCCAGTAGAAGGTAATGCTACAGAAGATGTCACCTTAGTAGGTAATAATAAAGTATGGAACTCTGGCACCAGCATGAGTGTAACACAGTTCGATACCGAACAATCTTCTTCTCAAACAATTAGAAGATATAATCTAAATTATAGCGGCTCTACCCTACCAACTGGTACAGCTGGTATTCCAGTACCATCAGGTAGAACTAAGCCTTATCTACAGAGTGTTAAGATTAGTGCTGACCTTGGTCGTGAAGCTATATTCGAACTAGGTGCTATGGCTCCTTATCATCGTTATGTTAAGTTCCCTCTTGAAGTAACATCAGAATTCGAAATTATTGCTAACGACGGCGATCAAATGAATGCTAGCGATTTCGATGGTCTTACAGGTTGTGGTAATGTTTACAAAAATGTTCAAGACAAAACTGTAATTGTACAGGTTTGTGGTGGTGAATCTGGAGATAATTTAACACTAGATCTTGGGGCCAAGAACAAGCTAACTAGTGTTAACTATAGTGGTGGTGATACTGGAGGAGCTAATGCTACTATTACTTATAGTTTCCAGACATTTAACCACTTCGTAATGACCGGAGCTGGCTCGTTTGACGATGTAAATCTTGTATGGCCAGAGAATTGATAGTTATTAAATAAGTAGATACATAATATAGGAACAAAAGGATGGACGATTTATTTATAGTAATAGGTAAATTATATACTGATTTATCTAATAGTCAAAAATATATAGAGATGCTACAACAGCAGCTCAGGGACAAAAATCAGGAAATTCTGGAGCTTAAGAAGCCCAAAGTAAAAGATGAATGATCAAGATGTGGAGCTTTATCTTAACAGGATTTTTACAGGAATTCTATATTTTTATTTTAAGAATGAACAATATGAATTAAGATCGGCTCCTAATCATATCAAATATCAAGGAAGTTTAATATATAATAATATTATCAATGAAGAAAAATACAACGAATGGATAAGAGAAGAAAATTTAATTCCCGTAATGATAAACCTAGGATTGTGGCAAAAGGATACTGATAAGCTAATAACTAAATTAGAAAAAAAAATAGAAGACTCTAAAGTGGAACTATATAAGAATTCAACACAAAAAGATAATCTTAAGAAAATTAGGAAAAATCTGACAGAAACCAGAGAAAGTATGAATAATATTCTATCAAAAAAGAATGAATTTATGAATCATACTTTAGAAGGATATGCAATGGCTATAAAGAACGAATATATTATATGTAATACTATATTCAAAAATAATAAAAAAGTTTTTGATAGTACCAATAGAAATACTTCATCTTATACAGACTTTAATGATATAGTTAATGAAATAAATCATAATACTATTAATATGGATCAACTTAAATTTTTGGCTCGCAGTTCTATGTGGAGATCTTACTGGAATGCTAATAAAAATAATGTTTTTAGTACTCAGGTTATAGATTGGACAGATGACCAAAGAAATTTAGTTAATATTACAAAAATGTATGATAATATATATGAAAATGAACATTGTCCCCCAGATTCTATTATTAATGACGATGATATGCTTGATGGTTGGATGATTCTGCAAAGAAGAAAAAGAGAAAAAGAGAAGACTCAGCAAAGCATAGATGAGCTTAATCCTAATCTTAAAAACGCTAATGAGGTTTTCTTATTTGCTAATAATAATGAGTCTTATGAAGAAATTACTTCTTTGAATAGTGCTGAAGCTAGCGCTAGACTTAAGGAAAAGATGAATTATATTAAAACAGCGGGAACCGTAGATGATAGCAAACTCCCAGACGTACAAAGAGAACTATTACAACAACGAAATGATATGCTTAAAAATAGGAAATAAATTATGAATAATATAGAAAGATTATTATCTAATATTGAGACCAGAATTAAAACTACTATGATAGGTTCATTAGCTAGATTTGAAGAATCTTTTGATCACTTATGGGAAGAAGATACTGAAAAAGCTGCTATGTATTATAACTTATGGGAACAAACCAGAAATAATATTTTAAATAATGGCAATAATCAATTAAGAGCGGCCATTGATGAATTATCAGATTATCTTTATAATAATGTGAGGGTTCCTAACAATAAGCCTAAATTTGAAAATAAGTATCATTATAAGTTGTTTTTTAATAATCCGGACCATAAAAATAATAAAGGAGACAGAGAATGAAGACTAAGACTTTTAAAGTAGAAGTAGATACCAAGGAAAGAGAGATACTAGTTAAATCTCCGTCTTTAAATGATCAGAGAGAGGCCCAGAAGATATATAATCAGGCTTTTACCGACGCTATCAAATCAAAGAGCGTTGTACGAGCCAAGCTAGATGATCTGCTACAAGATCAGGGACTATGGAATGATGAAAAACAGGCTAAGTTTTCTGAACTACAAAGAAAACTACTAGACGGAGAAAAAAGACTAGCAAAGGGAGGCTTTGGTTTAAATGAGGCCAAAGACTTGGCTATTGAGATGAAAGATACTAGAGATCAAATTAGAGATCTTATTAGTGTCAAAACTTCTTTGGATAATCATAGTGCTGAAGGACAAGCAGATAATGCTAGATTTAACTACTTAGTATCAGCCTGTGTGGTGTATAACGATACTAAAGAGCCAGTTTTTAGTAATATGGAAGATTATCTAAATAGGGGCTCAGAACAAGTAGCAGCACTTGCAGCTCAGAATTTGGCTAATATGCTTTACGGTTTGGATAATGATTATGAAAGTAATTTGCCTGAAAATAAGTTTCTAAAGAAATATAAATTTATTGATGACAAATTAAGAATGATTGATAAAAAAGGAAGACTGATTGATTCAGAAGGAAGACTGGTGGATGAAAATGGTAGATTCATTGATGATCAGGGTAATTTTATTGATAAGTTTGGTAACAGAGTAGATGCAGACGGAGAGTATATTGTTGAGACACAACCGTTTTTAGACGAAAATGGAAAGCCTATTATTGATGAAGACACTAGTGATAAACCAGAATCAAATCAATCAGTATCTGAAAATACTTCAGAGGAAAACAAGACTGGCTGATAATATTTATTTTTTATTATATCGATTATATACAGATCCCTGTGCGCTATTATTGTGCATAGGGATTTGTTTTTATACATTTAAATTTTAAGAGAAATTATATATGTCATCAGCTTTTAATTTAACCGCACAGCTAAATCTTAGAGGACCATCTAATATTGGAAATATAGTTTCTAATATTCGTAGACAGCTTGGTACTATCAATAGCACTGTTAATTTAACAGTTAATCCAAACGCCGTTACCGGAGTTGGAAGACTTAATGCTTCATTGGTAACATTAAATACCACATTAGCCCAGACACAAACATCAGCAAATGCCGCAGCATCAGCAATTGCTAATTTTGCTCAAGCATTTAATACCAATGCTGTAGGTAGAACCACACAACAGCTTAATGCTGCTGTAAATACTACTAATAATTTATCTAGAGCCACTTCTAATACTTCTAGACAAATTCAGATGGCTCATTCAGAAATGGCAGAGTTCGGTAGACAATCTTATCTAGCTATTAGAAGATTTGCTGCATTTAGTATAGTAACAGGAGGTGTTTTTGCATTAACCAATGCTATTAAAGGAGGTATTTCTGCTTATGTAGATTATAATCAAGAACTGGTTAAACTACAACAGGTTACCGGAGGATCCGCAGAATCTTTGAAGGGTTTGGAAAAAGAGATTACGGGCTTATCAACAAACTTAGGAGTTTCTTCTGGAGAGTTAACAAAGATTTCGTCTACTTTGGCTCAGGCAGGATTGAGTGCTAGAGATACTGAAAGAGCACTTAAGGCTTTGGCTCTAAGCTCATTAGCTCCGTCTTTTGATGATATGAATAGAACGGTAGAAGGTTCTATTGCTTTAATGAGACAGTTTGATATTAGTGCCAAAGATTTAGAGGCTTCATTAGGCTCTATAAATTCTGTTGCAGCAAAATTTGCAGTAGAATCTAGTGATATTATTGCTGCTATTCAGCGTACTGGTGGTGTGTTTGCTGCTGCTAGTAGAGGAGTAAGTGAAGGTAAACAGGCTTTAAATGAATTTATTGCTGTATTTACTAGTGTTCGAGCCACCACTCGTGAAAGTGCAGAAACTATTGCTACTGGCTTAAGAACTATCTTTACTCGTATCCAGAGAGGCAGTACTATTGAAGCGTTGAAAGAGTTCAATGTTAATCTTACTGATGCTCAGGGTAAATTTGTTGGAGCTTACAAAGCTATTGAACTACTATCCAAAGGTTTGAGTAGCATAGATCCTAGAGATTTAAAGTTTTCTCAGATCGTTGAGGAGCTTGGTGGTTTTCGTCAGATAGGCAAAGTTATTCCCCTTATTCAGCAATTCGGCACTGCACAAGAAGCTTTAGCAGTAGCTCAACAAGGACAAGGTTCTTTGGCTGAGGATTCTATTAAAGCACAATTATCTTTAGCAAATCAAATATCCAAAGTAAGAGAAGAATTTTTAGCTTTATTTAGAGATATCGGGGGCTCTGATAGTTTTCAGCTTTTAACTAAAGGAGCGCTTGGTCTTGCAAGTGGTCTTATTAAATTAGCCGATGGTGCTAAGGGTGTGTTGCCGGTATTAGGTATGCTTTTAGCATTTAAGGGAGCACAGGCTGCTACACAATTTGGATTAGGATTCGTAGGAGCTATGAGACAAGGCTCTACTGGTAGAAGACGAGCTAGTGGTGGACCCATCAATAGATATGCTGCTGGCGGGCCTGTGGATGTGGATGTTGCATTAATGCCGGGAGAAACTGTAGTATATCCTGATGCTGTTAGTAGGATTGGAGTATCTAGATTAAGACAATTAAATCATGCGGATAAAAATGGAATAGCGGGCAAAAGAAGAGGAGGAAGAGTCTCTAAATTTTCTAAAGGAGGATATGCTGAGGTTCCTGGGTCTGGTCGCACAGATAGTTTTTATACTCAATTACCAGAAGGAAGTTTTGTTATAAGAACAGATGCTACAAGATCTCTTGGGGGACCAGATGGAGTAATGGATGCTGCTAGAAATCATGCATTTGGCGGAGATGTACAAAAATTTGAAAATGGTTCGTGGAGAGAGGTGAGAGCACAGGTACGATCTGGCAGAGGGAGACCGTCTAAAACTAAGAGTACAGTAGGACAGGCTGTAGAAAAAATAGAATCTACAACATACGATAGAAAAGGAAGATTTAAAACGGATTTTCCTTTTATTATCAGAGGATTAAATAGAAAAGGTACGAAGCAAAAAATCAATGAAGAAGCAATATTAAAGGGGTACCTAAACCAAGGAGTAAACGATCTCTCTAAAGCTATTGTTGATAAAACACAAGGAAATATAACTATACCAACCGGTAATATTAATATTCAAAATAAAGAAAGTATTTATGGAGGATTATTCGAGACAGCTTTATTAAAAATTAGTGGTCGGTCAAAAGATAAAAAAGATAATAATCAAGCTTTTGATTTTCCAAGAGGTATAGGGTCAGCTTTATCTCCTATTTTTAGTGGTATGCCACCTGATATATCTACTGATGTTAAAAGAACAGCAGCTGCAAATGCTGCTCTGAAATCCAATATTGCTAATAAAATAGCAAATGACATGGCTTCTAATAGACTTCCTAAGAAACCCGTTTCTGTTGGAGTAGTATCACTATCCCCAATGGATTCTGCTATAGTTTCTAAAATTTCAGGAGTAGAAGTAGATAGATTATTGAAAACTAAACTAAAAATAAAAGAACAAAAAAACAAAAAGAAGAGAAATGCTAAACGTAGAGCTGATAGATACTATGATAATGCTTTAGAAAACGCTATTAGCATGATGCCATATGCTATAGGTGGTATTGTTCAAAAGTTTGGCAAAGGAGGATCAGCAACAAGAAGCGTAGGATATATAGATAGTGATGAGATATCTGGATTGCTAAAAGATCCTATTAAAGGCCCAATCATTGATGCAGAAATGAAAAGACTAGGGATCAAAGGGGTGGCAGAGTTTAAAGACCACCTATCTAATCTTGCAGCATCTCGTCGCCAATCAGGAGATCTAAAAAGATTAACCAATATATTTGGTGTTGCAGGATCTACCAAAAGTACTATGGCTCAAGGAGGAGCTAGAGGACAAGAAGTAGATAATGCTAAACTAAGAAAAACTACAAGATATCCTATATTAACAGAAGCGGATCTTCTTAAATCTGACCAGGTAGTAGACACCACCTCTGTTGCTGGACCATCTCAAAGAAATGCTTTAAGCTCTGCTGATAGAGTTATTGCTTTATCTTCTAGAACTAAAGAGTCTCAGGAGGTTCTAAAGAAAAATAGAAAGCTTAGAGACTCTACTGGTAAAAATCTTTTTGGTAGAAAAGCCGGAGCCACCAAGAGTGCTCCTTTAGATAGTGGAGTAGGCGAGGCGTATATTGCTGCTAGTGAGGTATCTGGAGTTGACCCTAAAAAAGTAGCAACACTTAAATTAGAAGAAAACTTTAAGAAAACTCGGACTAATCAACCCAATGTTAGAACGCCAGATAAAACACTTTTATTTTATGGTAATATGGGACCTGTTCATGCCGGATATCCAGCAGCTATCTCAGCAGCATCAAAAAAGACAGGTATACCAACAAAAGATTCTGTCGCCTTGCTTAGTGGTGATGTTCCTATAGATCCTTTTAGTAAAGATCCTCACGATAAAAGATCTGCGTTTATGCCACTAAAAGGTCCAGACGACAAACCGTCAAGAATGGGTATGGCGAAAGCTGTATTTGGAGCCACAGGAACCAATGTGTCTGCTATGCCAAGCGGTAGTGGCCCTGGAAGCATCCCTTCTGCTTTTAAGGTAGGAGACGATGACTATATTGTACCTAAAGCGAAAGGTAATGTTGCAATAGTCGGAGATGAGAAGAATCCAAAAGATTTAGATAAATATACAAGAGCAGGATATGCTCCTTTTGTTACTCCCAGATTAGGTGGAATTAGCGGTACCAAAGCCAGAGATGCTATAATGGCTAATGACACAGCATCACTTAAAAAATTATTGACCCCAGAAGGTTTTGACTATGTTCAGAAACACATGGACACACTACAAAAAAGACCAAAACTACTAGATAGTATCTTGGCTAAGATTCAAGCTAATAGCTCATCTGGAAAAGGAACTGCTGGAAGATTATCTAAAATTCAAGCACAACTATCAGAACTTCCTGCTAGAGTTACCAAGACTACTCCACTAGAGGACGCAGAGAAGATAGGTCTCTTAAGAAAAGAAAGAGACTCTTTATCTACTAAATTGGGTAGATTTCCATCAAAGATGCTATCTAGACTAGAGCAACGAAGACAAAGATTTGCCGAAGGCACAGATAAACCCATCAAGTCTTTGAGCGATATGGGTAAAGCAGACCTGTTAAGAGAAGCGGAAAAATTAGGAGTTTTTATTCCTATGGATTCTCGTCGATTATTAGACCAAAGAGCAAAAGGATCAGAAGAAATTAGAGCCAAAGTCATAAAAGAACTAGAAGACCAAAGAATTATTAGAAAGGCTGAAGAAGAAAAAACTTCAACCAGAGCTAAGAAAAGAAAAATAGGTGTTGTTGGATTATTTAATTCCGCTGGCGATTATAAGCCAACATCAGAAGAAGTTGTTACTCCGGATGTTAAAGGAAGAAAGAAAAGGGGAGAAAAAACCACTAAGGGCTTTCCTGCTACATTAGAGACAGGAGTATTGCCTGAAAGAGATTCAAAAAGAGTCAGAGCAGTTATTAGACGAAGTATGGAACAGCTTACACTTAGACTAGGAAAAATAATAGGCAAATCAGCAGGCAGTCAATCAGTAACAGATAAAAAACGTATTAGAGATATTGTAGGAAAAATATTACCAGATGTTGAGGGATATGGATTAGAAGCTGGGCTTGCAGCAGCAGGAGCACCATACAATCCTAAAAAACAAGCCTTAGACTTTCCAAAAGGTTTGGGTCCAGAAATCTCAAAGCTAGTAGGCATAGATCCCAGGGCTATGGTTGATGCTACTCGTGATACTAGTACTGCCAGATCAAAATTAATTCAAGCGACAAGATATAAAAGAGATATAGAACAAGCAAAAAAGAAAAAAGCAACCAGAAAAGCACTTGGTGGATCAATTCCATCTCCTATGGACCTTAGCAGATCTTCTAAAGATAAACGATTTGATCCTAAAAAATTAGCAGCTTTTCTAGGAGCACAAACTCCAACTAGCAATAAAGCAATAGACTTAGCAGAACGATTAAAAGATTCTAGTTCATCAGCTATTAGTAAGCCTAATTATGAAGAATTATTAAAGGGATA